GTACCGAGGGCAAGATGAGCTGCGGCAAGGCGAAGGAAGTACGGGAAAAATTTGAAGCTATACACAATGTCAAATAAGAAAATTCAATACAAAAAGAATAACCTACTAGACGGAAAATCTAGTAGGTTATTCTTTTTGTAACCTTGTATACAATTGATGTATTTGTTTGGTGGTGGTTTGAAGTGTGTTCATGTGATACTTGCAATTGTTCTGAGAAGCGTATGTGTGTGGAAATCCCAAATGCAGATACTTGTATTCATCCAGAAGATATTGTAAAGCTTGGTAGATTTTCTCATGAAAAGTGGATTGTTAAATATGGGTGGTATACCTGGGGAGGAAACAGACCAGTTATTGGGTGGTATCTTACCAGATTTGATGATACATCCAGATTGAAACCTCTTCAAAAAACGGATATAGATGATATCTACATTATCGAAAGATAGGTGTGATTGTGATTGGAATATATTGTAATCCCTGAAAGTGGTGAAAAAATCACAGTAGGGGCAGTTGTACAAATATCTGAGGATTCAGATACAAAATATGTCCTGCTAAATGGGATATACATATATGACGGTACACAGGCTACAGGTCTATTTTTCTCATCAATTCCAGATCGTATAACTGTACCAATAGATAATGTAGATCTATCAAAAATTATTGTAATATCCGATGGGACAGGTGGATGTTCATGCCCATGTGAACCACATCCGAATCTACCGCCGCCACATAGAGCATATAACTGTGTAGAAGAATATGTGGAGAATATTGCATATCATACTGGACAGCTTATATGGTTAAATCATGGAGAAATATATCAAGCGGCATGTGATTTTGTTTCGTCAAAATTAGAATCTACAGTAGAAGCAAATTTTAGTGCTGACGTTGAATCTAGTTATCTGGTTCCAATTTCAAAAAAAATATCTAGTTCAGTTGGATTAGCGTATGCACTTGATTTTGAACAAGAATTTCAAACTTCTGAACCGACAAAGGAACAAGCAGATATATTTTTATCAAAACTAAATCCGCCGATACCGCCTGCCCCTGGTATTACGCTTGTGAATATAAATCCAGTGTCTGCTACGTTTACAATATCATTTATGTATTGTAAATCTGGAGATGAACTTATATTTGTTCAAATTGACGATAGCATACGGGAAACTATTTCTGATATTGAAAATAGGATAGTCGATATTCAGCCTATATCTAATATCGAGTTAGAACAAATGCTAACATGAGGTGATTTTAGTGGGTAAATTTTTAGATGATAACGGTGTCCTGTACTTATGGAACAAGATCAAATCGCTGTTTGTGCAAAAAGAAGATGGAAAGGGACTATCTTCAAATGATTTTACAGATGCAGAGAAAACAAAACTATCTGGCATTGAAGCTGGTGCAAATAAATATGTGCATCCTACAACCGACGGAAACAAGCATATTCCTACAGGTGGTTCCGATGGACAAGTACTAAAATATGGTGGTTCATCCGGTACAGCTGCATGGGCGAACCCAGAAGTGATTGCTGTAGATGATGCACTTTCTAGTACATCAACAAATCCAGTTCAAAATAAGGTTGTTAATACTGCACTAGGTAATAAGATAGACACGTCTGCAAGAGGTGCGAAGAATGGTGTTGCTTCCCTCGATGCAAATGGACTTGTCCCCAGTTCTCAGTTGCCGTCCTATGTAGATGATGTTATTGAAGGCTATTATTCTAATGGAGCATTTTATAAAGAAGAAACGCATAAAACTGTGATTACTGGTGAAACTGGTAAAATTTATGTAGATTTAACAACAAATATGTCTTATCGATATGGCGGCACAGAATATGTAAAAATCACATCATCTGATATGGTCGCTATTACAAATGCAGAACTGGATACGATTTGCGTGTAAGGCAGGTGGTTATAGGTGGGTATATATTTAAGCAAAGACGGAATCTCATATCTATGGTCTAAAATCAAGAATAAGTTTTATATCAAGCCATCTACCGGCATTCCGAAATCTGATCTGGCATCATCTGTACAGACAAGTCTGGGAAAAGCAGACACAGCACTGCAAAAGCATCAAGATATTTCCGGTAAACAAGACAAGTCCACGGCGGTAACGCATACAGCAAATACCGCTGTCGGCTCTACGGCAAAACCGGTCTATATCGCAGCAGATGGCAAGGCTACTGCTATCACGCATTCCATCAATGCAGATGTTCCGGCTAATGCAAAATTTACGGATACCACATACCCGATCAAATGGGTAACAATAGATGCAAATTTTGCAACAAAATTTAGAACAGAAACAAAAGGCGATACAACTGCCGGAGGGTTCTTGTCTGGGTTGCGATGTGATACAGCAAACGTTACAGGTGCTCCACAATATGGCTCTGGTATCGCATGGGGAAAGGTAGATACTCACGGATATTTGTACGTGATGTATGACAAAGCGGAAGCATATCTTGGTGGTGGAAATGCCGATCGGTTAAAATGGATAAAACAAATATCTTTTGATGGGCATACTCATGATTACTTGCCACTCCACGGAACGGCAGACAAAGCGACAGCACTGACGAATGGCTCTATGCGTTATGGCTGGTGTGTGAACAGCGCAGAAAACGCAAATAGCGGTTATCGATGGTTCCGCATAGGGACAATGACAGCTTCAAAAAACGGTTTTGATACAGAGACATTATACATGCATATATGTAACGGAAATAATATTTACGGTGTTATTGGCGTTTATACAAGAACTGATAGCACTGGAACAGGCATCGAAAATATGAAAGTCAGCTGGCTTGTTAGAGACTCTAGCCCACACCATGCACAGTTTAAACTAGTTGGTATTGCATCATCAACTGGCGTAAAATTTGAGTTGTGGTGTTATACGTCGGCTAGATGGTATCAAACCGCATATTATGTAATCGCCGATTTGGTCTTAACTGGTGGTTTATCAAATCGTTGGGTGTTGGAGAAACATGGTGATAGTGATGCTAAAAACGCAACTACTGTCGGTACGAAGTCGGTTACAGACGAGGACTTGTCTTATGCTAATACTGCATCCGAAGCCGCCACTCTCACCGATTCTGGCTGGTCGAGTGTTACTACTTACATTGCGGACAAAAGCAAGTTTAATAATATAAGCACAGAATTCCGAAGAATTGGTCAGATTGCATGGGCTAAATGCAGTTTTACACCAAACGTTGCCATGACCAACGTTACGATTTGTGATGTGACTAAAATTGATCCGTTTGTTGCTGTTACTCCGGCTAATGTGGTATACGGCGTGGGCAGTAACAATGACGGAACTGAAAATTTTATAGCAACCATATCTTATAGTCCAGACCGTAAATTATATTTAAGAGGTAATTTTAAGGCATCTACCATATACAGACTGATGTTTTCGTATCCAGTAACCTAAGGAGGTAATTAAAAATGCCAAAGACACTTTGGAACGAAGGACGAGTTGTTGGATATTCAGCATATGAACTGTATGTAAGACTCGCAATTGCTACAGACCCAGAACATCCGCCAGTAGATGAAAAAACATGGCTTTCATCTATGCTTGGAATGGGAAACTCTATGGTGCTACATATAGGTACAGATGAAGTTCAAGGTATGCACTATCGGGATTTTCCATTACCAGAATCATCTAGACTATGTGCGGCATCTACAATTATAGCCTCAGTATTTTTGGGGGCTGCCAGAAATGGTGATGCAGATTTCAAAAGTGCAGAATCCGGATGGGCCACATCTATTTCAGATTACGGAATTCTAATCAACAATACTAGTTCAAGTTCTCCTACTGGAACTGTAGATTCTAGCAGTGCTATACCACCAAGCACAATTTCAAATGTATCAGAATCAGAATATACTACATATGTATCAGAATACTCAAAAATCGTAGATGGCATAGTGATTCAGCCAGGAGCATGGTCAGATAATACGGAAAAGCCACCAGAAAAGACGCTTGCTCCTAATATGACAGTTGTACCAACTTTGAGGATTGCATTTGCCGATCAAATCACACACCCATTTTATATTATATTGACAGGTTTTTTAAATCGATCTATTATAAGCACATTATCGAAAAGTACATCGAGTAATTCTGAAGATGGTGACTTTTTAGGTCCAGCAGAATTCCCATGGTCTTCTAAAATCGTATTTCAAACGCCAGCAGCATATGCATCTTTGTATGCAAGTACGGATTATATCAGATCATTTCCAAAACAAAATGACGCAGTCCATGTGACAACTGACAGTGTTATTGACACAGAAACCACAAATCCGATTGATTTTTATGCACAAAATAGCCCTGTGTCTACAATTGATATAAACGTACAAAAATTAAAAACTGTAAAAAACGGTGCTTCTGTACTTGCAACATATTCAGCTTCAGATGATCTCCCACCTGCACTATATGGCATGCGACTAAAATCAGCAGTATCTAACTCAAATAATCCATATATCGCATCTGTTGAATCACCGGTTTATGGATTATTTCACGGAGATGAATCTGATGCATCGAAACTGGATTACACTATGTCAGATTCCGACTGGAATACATTATCACTGGTATCAAAAAATAAAAAAGACGCTGGGTACACAGTATCTAAGACCACACTGAAATCAATATGGGATGAACTGTGTCAAGATAGTTATAAGTATTCATACGCTAAAAATCTGTTTTACATAAACATACAAGATGATTGTGCATTTAGTTTATTTCCTGCATCGGAAGTTCAAACGCTGGAACAATATATACAGCTACTGAAAACTCCAGATTCAGCATTTGCAACGTATAAAGTTCAGTTTGATAATCCAGTATCAATCAAAAACAGATTGTACTATAACTTTACAATTGGTTGTCACCCGGGCACAGATTCTGTATTTTGGTTGACATTCGGTGTATCATCTGATGATATTGCGTTGCCGAATGCAATGTGTCCGATCGATACAACAGCACCGGGTACAGTAAAGCTATATACAAATCAAAATACTGCAAAGATATTAGAGGATAGCTATCCCAATAATACAGCACTTATTCGGGATTCTAATTATGTAATACATCAGCTGAATCAGTATCAAGATGTTGTGCCTGTATCTAAAGTAGAAACATCTTCAGTTTTGAATGATTTATATGTATACAATCTAAATATGATTAATCCATACTTAGTAGTTGATGGAAATTCTCCAAGAAACGGCGTTACTGTAAATACACTATCTGGATATGATGCAAGTAAATCTGTTTGGGACAATGAACCGAATACATATACAATTACTTACAATGAAGAAACATTGTCTGGTACATACCTGCAATCACACCCAGAAGAAAAACTAAAATACAATGAACCCGTTGTCATAGTAAAAAAGCGTATTGTTGGCTATCTGTCAGATAAAATCAAAAATCTCTGTGGATATGAGTACGATCCAGATACTAAGAAACTAAAATCTGGAGGATACTGGGATAATGCGGTCCTCATATTATCGACTATTCCAGAATCCAGAAGAACTGATTACTACTATATTGTACCGTCTACACGCTCAGATACTACAAGAACTCAGGATACGTTTGCTTGGCCAGTTCGTAAATCGGACAATTATGTAGATGTTACAGTACAGTATAGAATACGCATATTTGTTACAAAAACCACAAACTCTGGTGTAATTTCCTCTGAATACAAAATTCCGTCCATGTCAAATACAGTACAGCTGTCTGATGGAACAGCAACACAAAGTGGTTTACTTGGAAGTATGTGGAATAATGGATCTAGTTCTGATGGTCTAACATACAATCACGGATGGGCATATATTCACACAGATAATCAAGTGCACACCATATTAAAAGATGCAATGACACCTCTGAATGGTCAAAACAGCTGTATCTACGAAGGTGATACTCTGTTGCCGATGTATAATCTGTACCACACTAATATGACCGCAAGCGATGTGTTCGGGGTACAATCCATGACAAACGCAGGGATTTTATCAAAATTTCAAAGTATGTCCTTGCATGACTTCTTAGTAACTGCAATCACTACAGACATGGGTACAGGTCAAACCTTAAATAATAACATATCCGCACATCGTGAAAACCTGATACAGTCTGTATCATTTTATACAAATGGAAAACACGAATCAGGTGCATTTACAAGTGCTGGTGATTTGCTGTTTACGTTGCAAAATAAAGTATCTACTGATACTGTGGAAAAAACCATGTTATTATCAGTACCAAGCATGTATCAAGATAGTGCGGGAAATGCACCGCAATGTGCTATGATACAGACAGGTAATTTAAAATCTAGGGTATTATCACTTTCAGATCATGAAAATTCCCCATATGGACTATATGGTACATCTGGAACTATACAAAGTAAATCTGTTGGTAAGCTAACGTGGATGCAACTTTTGAACGCCTTAGCTGGTGATAAAACACTAGACTTGCTAACAGACCAGATTCGGCAGCTTATTTCTGCACTATCTACTTGTGGAGATGGTGAGTGGAAAATAAAAATCGAAAATGGAAAAATAACACTTGTTTGATAGGTGGTGTCTAATGCTATTGTATAAAGTATACTCAGCGTCAAACAAAAATCAATCAAAGATACCAGCAAGCCAACTGGTAAATCGACTTGGAAAGTATTTATATAACCATCTGGACGGTGCATTTCAGTATAAAAAATCCGGTAATACTTTTGATGTGTACACAACTTTGCTGTACGAATTAAAAGAAGAATTTGGTGGAATCAAAAATGACGTTCAAGAGATGACACTAAATATAAGTATAACTACATATCAAAATAAGATTCGAGTAAATACAATTGAAGTATCCCCAGATGAAAGAACACTTGGGTATGATTTACTAAAGCCTGAGTTGTTAAATGATCTAGATACCGCAAAATCTGTGATTATGCAAAAAGTTCACAAACGGATTGATAAGGCATATGATCATCATATCACATTATATTGACATCTTCAAAATTTCTTTCATTTTATACCTCCAAAACAAGAGCGTCGTATTAAACCAAAATACGACGCTCTTGCATGTTCTGATCTGACGCTCGTTAGTATAATTGTAGGAAACACTAAGACTCTACAAATTACAAATAGATTGTGAGGTACTTATCATGCAGAATGAAAATCAAACAACCAAGGTAATCAATGTATCTGATGTTGTTTATACAATCCAAAAGCTTGGTATTTCATCAAACCTTTTCGGATTTAACTACATTCGATACGCAATCGAACTCATTGCAAAAGATGAATCCTATATGCATTCCACCACAAAACGCCTTTATCCAGAGATTGCAAGAGCATTTAATTCCACTAGTCAGCGAGTAGAGCGTGCAATTCGTCATGCAATCGATGTGAGTATGTATCGTGTGAATCGTGAGTATTGGGATATGATATTTGATGGAATTTGTACACTTGATGATGTACGTCCTACAAATTCAGAATTCCTTGCTACAATATACACATACTTAAAGTACAGATGCTGATAACCTTGTATACAATCGGGTGATAATTTTGACATTTCGAAAACACAGCGTTTTTGGTACAACTGTGTACTATAGTGATTGCTACGAAAACTATCGAATCGTTTGCAAATCTGACAGATATTATGTTCAAAAAGACGATCACTATGTTACTGACAATATACTAGAAAAAGGATTTCATACAGTTCAATCCGCAGAAAACTGGATTAAGCTAGATACTATGCCAGATATACTGTGTGCTACATTCATTTCAAGTTCAGCAAGACAAAAAGTATATGCTGCCTTAAACACCTCTAACTTTTCAAACAACCTAAGCAGAGTGAAATCTTCGAATATTTGGTCAATCGGGCTGAATATCAAAAATCGAAAAGATAAAACAGGAGATTTGCTTGTGCAGTTTAAATCAAAAAATGGTGGCCCGGGTGATGTATACATGTTCTACGATGTTCCACCTACATTATATCGAAAATGGCAATCAGCACCTAGCAAAGGTCACTTTTTCTGGAAATATATCAGAAACTACTACAAATACTCTAAGCTAACTGGGGATAAACATGGAAAGCTACCAAATGCAGTTAGCTAGTGTAATCATTTGATTTTAGTCTTTTATACAGCACTTCCATAGCTTTTGGAAGTGCTGTTTTTAGTGTCATATAATCAATAGTATATAGATCTGCCAACTCAATTAATTTGGCATCAGATAGTTTAGATTCAGTTTCAATCATTTCCTGAATCAATAGTTCTTCTACACTGTCATAATTATCAGTCTGATAGTAATCGATTCCATGCTTGTGTTCTGGGGCTTCTAAGAATAGTTCATATTCAGATAAGTCTGCTGGATATGGTGCGCCTAAAACGGCTTTCAGTGCAATCATATCGTTTGCAGGTAGATTTACTTTTTCAAGATCATCATATGTAACAGCACTCCATTCTTTTCCCAACTGTTTTGCAGCTTTTAAGCACAAACTACGACGTGTAGAGTATCCTACTGGGCTTAGATAGCGTCTGATTTCTTCAGAAATTCTAGGCTTAAAGAATACGCCAAATGATAGATCCGCGCGATATTTTGGTGTCCACTTGTACTTCCACCACATCCCTAAGAATGAACACAGTGCTGTTTGAAATTTATCCTCATATGTGGTGTTATCTACATAAGTGCTAGAAGCAATGTATCCAAAAAACGTATAGTTTAATTGTATGATTTCATCTCGAATATCTGTACATGCTTTTCTGGATTCCAAATCGTGCGGCAGAGAATCATACAATTCTTGTGTTCTCTGCTTTATATACTCGTGGTTCTTAGACATTATCGCATCCTCCTTCAAACAAATGCGTCATGATTCGTCAATATTCTATAAAAGGTTTTACCCCATGCAGATATATTTCTACATGGGGTAAAACTTTATTTTATGTCGAAAAGACTTACTTACAAACAAATCCGCAGACTTCCCAGCCAATCCACATCATGAATACCGCCAGTGCTGCCAACATAATAATGTACTTTCTCAATCAAAACTCTCTTTCTATGATCGGCAGAATGCCATCTTCCTTCAACAAATCGTAAATGAACAACCGCCCTTTCTGTGTCCAGTGGGTATGCGGAACAACATGACCATGACCGTTTGCATCATCATAGTAATATGTCTTAGTTGAAGTCAATCCCATTTCAGCATACTTCTGGTACAACAACCAGATCTTACCGCCCTGCTTGTACTGCACACCTTTTTCACGAAGTACTTGATTCATGTGGTTTGCAGACCAGCCATAGTCCTTAGCAATTATGGAGATAGGAACCAGATCATTGCATTCCAGAACCTTATCATAGTAACTTGCCTTGGGCTGCAGTTCTGCAATCTGCTGTGTTTGTACTGCAACTGTCTGTTCCAGTGTCTTTGTCTTTGCACGTTCTTCCTTCAATTCGAGCAGAGCGTTGATCAGCATGTCCGGATCGTTCAGCACATCGTCAATTGCATACATGCCATGCTTACGGATAGCAGGAAGCACTTCGGATGTTACCCACTTTCTGAATGGCTTTGCCTGCGGCTTGTCACTACGCATAATTGTTGCATACAGACCAGATTCACTGATGATAGTCATATTCTGTGCTCCACCAGGGGTGTCCATTAGATAGACCCCCTTTTCATCATCGTCTAGTCTTGCAGAAATATTGCGGCTATTGCTGATATCCAACACTCCGCATACATCTTTCAGCACCCACCAAGGCTCACCATTCATCTGAACTGTACGAACAGTCGAACCCTCGAACACCCATACTTCTACATTTTCGTTTGCCATTTTGAAATTCCTCCAATTTTAGAATTATTTTATGAAAACGTGCGGAAATACGTTTTTAGCTTAGATTAGTACAACTGCACGTCCATAACCTTGAGGTCAATAGCCGCGTCGAACGGAACAAAATAATCCCGCTTTGCACCAAAGAACTTATAGTATGTAACGCCGTGCAGTTCCTCATTTTCTCCATAGTACACAGTGAGATCACCATTTGCCATTTCCACAACAGCAGATTCTACATAGTCCCCAGCGTTGATTACGGAGTAGAACCGCATAGTGTTATCATCACAATACTGTGGTCTGAACTTGATAAATGTTCTACGCAGTTGCTTAATAATTTCGATCTTCTGCTTCTTTTTGATGTACTTAGGCAGCTTTGTACGTCCGAGCAAGCTGTAGATCACCTCACGCACTTCCGGTGCGGCATTCTGAATAATGTTCCAGAATTCCTTGTCAGCGATTGCGTCCGCAATGTCAGAGGATTCAGAATCCACACATGTATCAAACCGATCCAGCTGTTCGCCGTCAGATGTAACACAGTACTGTGGAACTTCCACAGCAAAACGCTTCTGCGGTACAACGTTTCTACGTGGTGCTGCCATGCAGTTATAGGCAATGCGGTAGATGTAAGCACCATTGTACTTTTTGATAGTCATCTTATCTACGTTCTTCTGGAGATACTGGAGCAGGAAAGACAGCAAATCCTCATCAGGGATATACTCAGATGTGGACTTTACCAGTGCAGTCATAATCTCCGGATAGAACTGCACATACAGTGCGGCAGCCTTCAAGGATTCGGGGATAGTCAGCCAGATTGCGTAGCTGATTTCCTCGCTGGGTGCTACATAGTAGCTGAGTGCGTCTGCGAAACGGATTCTTGCATCTGTAAATACCTTTGTGTTCATAAGTATACTTCCTTTCAAAATTAACAATTTATTTTTATTTAGCCTTGTATATCTTACGCTTTATATAACGATGGAACGCCATGTAGACAAACTGCATTATTATACCAGCGTCGAGATAAAAATTTTTATGGAAGCAATCACTTCCTCGACACGCTTACGCTCATACATCTTTCTGGGCTTCCTACCGCTGAGCAGAATATCTCGTGCAGTTTCATATACCGGATCACGCTTTGCCATAGCATCGACATAATCCCAAACCTGTTTAGCGGCTACAGACTCTTCCACAGATCTGGTATCAATCAGCCGTTCGATGTAACGTGGCTTGTTGTCAGAGCACTCCATGATGTCGTCAATGGGTTCATCATCGCGAATCTTTTCGAGCGTACTAGCACGGTTCTGATACCATCTCCGAACGTCGTTCACATGTCCGAGTGAGTACATGCACTTATATGCCACTGTGTAGATGTACTGCGGCTTGAATCGCTGAGGATGTTCCTTGATGATGTTGACGTTCTTCATCAGATACTGCAACAGTGTAGATACTGCGGTGCACTCATCTACCCACGGATACATGCTGTAGATCTTGTTCCAAGCCATTGCGATTTCCGGATAGAATGCTACGTACAGTGCAGTTGCTTTCAGTTCGTCGGAAAGCTGTAACCAACCACGAACCTCTGTGTAATCTGCATCAGTAGCAGAATCCAGAGCAGACTTGAACAGCTTGTATGTTTCCTTAAATTCTCTCATAGTAAATTACCTCCATTTGATTATACTAGTAAATTTTACCAGTTGCATTTGGAAAAGAAAATGCAGCGGTACTCCAACGGATTTTCTTTTTATAAAATTTTTAACTAATGTTTATCATCTCCAATCGAAGAAAAATGTGATTTTGGAATCTGTTATGTTGGATACATAGTGGAATCAGCTCACTTTCTGAAACTGCAATTTGTTATTGAATATGTATTTCATAAACACTGTTGCTTATACACAGTTTATTGTGTATATACGCAATACGCTTTGTTCACTATCGTGAACTGTATATAGTATACACGATAGTGAACAAAAATGCAATTGACAATATGACCAAAATTTGCGATATATTTTTGTACAGTATCGTGTACTATTTTGTATTGACTTTTATGTCACTATCGTGTATAATAGAACTTATTGGAGGCGATTAAAATGTCAATTTTGTATGGGAAACTATTTGAAATCATGCAGCAAAAGGGTGTTAGAAAAACAGATCTACGATCTAACGGGATACATCCAGCAGTAATTAAAAAGATTATGGACGGTGGAACTATTACAACTGAAACCATTGATAGACTGTGTGCATTGCTAGATTGTCAGCCTGGAGATATCATAGAATTTGAGAGATCAGATGATTCTAAAGAATCCATTGTAGATTGACAACTCTATAACTGATACCTCAACATCAACCTAAGTCATATCTGAAATATTTGTCTTGTAAAATCAATAACGAACAAATTCACGAAAATATATGTCATATTTTGTTGAAATACGCTTCTATTTATGGTATACTATAATGTAGGAGTGATAATTATGACAAAACGAAAATCCAGTTTAGTACCAGATTACATTGATTTAATCAATCCCACATTCACTGTAATCAAAAATTTAGGCGGAACTGCAACAAACAATCAAATTCATGATGGTGTTGTTGAGCTTTTACGTTTATCAAAAGCTGCTGTATCAGAAAAGCATATAAATAAAAATGAAACCGAACTGATCTACAGATTGAGATGGGTAAGAACCGCAATGAAGAAGTCCGGTGTTCTAATTAACCAAGAGAGATCAATCTGGACCATACTTCCGGGATATAGGATGCTAGATGCTTTTGATCAGGAACAGCTAGATTTCATCATGAAACAGAAACAAGTAGTAAGTTCTGTTCCTGTCGCAGTTGAACTTAGCAACGTTACAATTAGTGATGTTATCAACAATGACCCAGATGAAACACCATGGGTAACACAGCTGAGAGATGCTTTAATGGCTATGAATCCATATAGCTTTGAAATGCTCTGCAAGCTTATTTTAGAAAAATGCGGTATCACTGATGTGTCAACAACAAAGAAATCAAAAGATGGTGGTATTGACGGATACGGCAGATTGAAACTGAATACAATATTTTCGGTAAATATTGCGTTTCAATGTAAACACTATGGTGGGAAAATTAGTGCACCTGCTATCCGAAATTTCCGTGGAGCAATGTCACCAAATATCGAAATGGGATTATTCATAACAACCTCTGAATTTACACAAGCGGCAATAGATGAAGCAAATCGAGTAGATCAGAAAATGATACACATCATGGATGGTGAACAAATTATACAGTATCTACTCGACTGCCAAATTGGATGTACGAAACAGGAAGTCTATATCATAGACGAAGACTTCTTCAAAAACTTATGATTAGTCATCTATAAACTGTCTCCAGGTAGATGGTGCAATGTTGTTTTTGCAAATATGATTGATTCTTTCCTCAAGCTCATATGCTACATCCACAACATCATCTGCCTCCCAGATGTCGTAATCCACATCTTCGAGAAGATCACAAGCACAATCGATGATCATTACATCCTTTGCACGGCTGTTGCGAAATTCTGACTTTGTGTAGATGAAAGAACGCCACATACTATTGATGTTTCTCAGCTGATTGAGAAGCTGATTGATTCTCTCTACATTTCTGTGAAACTCAGATCTTGTAACCTGATTTTTCACAATTCGCATTCCGTCCGGTCTTCTGTTTTCATTGAATTTCATAAGATCATATCCTTTCGATATTTTTTAGTATTGAAAACGCTCTGTTTTCAAGGATGGTTCTGTTCAGGGGTTTTGAGTTTTAGCATTTACGCATCTTTGCGTTTGCTATAATTATATTATACGCTCGTTTGCGTATACTGTCAACTGATTTCACACTAAATTATACACAAACTTGCGTAGCCACTTCTATGCAATCTGCACAAATGCGGATATTAAAAAGATTTTATGCCAATTTACTATTGACAGTGTACGCAAAAGTGCGTATAATGATATTTGGAAAGAGGTGATTCACTTGTTACAAGACAACTTAAAGCAACTAAGGGAAGAACGTGGCTTGACAAAGCGAGAACTGTGTGAAAAAGCAGGCATCTCTGAACGTGCTTACCTTACATATGAATTCGGAGAGCGCGAACCTAAAATTGGCGTGATTCAAAAGCTCGCTGACTTCTATAATATTTCTACGGACTGCATGCTTGGCAGACAAACAGCAGATGCCCCAACTAGCCCATTACAGCAACTCATAGATAAATTTCAACTTACTAAAGATCAAGCCGCTTTACTCGTAGCATACTTAAACATGAATGAATCAGATCGAGAAAATTTGATTAGATGTATTAAGGTGCTCGCCCGTGGAATACAGTAATACTTTGAGTTTCGATAGATTCCATAAAATCGCTTCCTTTCGAACTTTATAGCGTCTGACCTTTGGTTTAAATATGCACGAAAACATGTGTATATCTAACGATTTAATTATACTCATTTTTCTGTGCATAGTCAATTGTAAAGCTCAACAAATATATACTCTAAATTCTGTGCATAATGTGCATTGATTTCCGTGCATATGTGTATTATAATAATGATAGGAGGTCACATATATGGCACTAAAGTATAAGATTGATGTGCTGGCAGCCTTAAAATCCTCTGGATATACAACGTATCGTATTAAAAAAGAGAAACTGTTATCTGAGGGTGTTTTAACTAGCATACGATCTGGAGAACCAGTATCTATGAAGGTGCTAAATAAACTTTGTACACTGCTAGATTGTCAACCAGGTGACATACTTTCGTGGGAACCAGATAGTGAATCAAAATAAAGCAATACAGCTGCAAACAACATGAGGTGATATTTGATGAAGCGATATATTAAAACTACAACAAATAACAATACACTAGAAATTGTCATTGATTTTTACTATGACTTTGATGATAAAATCGAAGCAAGTTTCAATCCAATTATGAGTCAATCTGAAATAGATCAAGAAATTGATGCTATGATTGAAGATAACTACATGAGTTTCATGGACGACGTAGCTTGCAAGCTAGTATCTTTAGGATTTGAAATCCTAGAAGGTCCGAATTTCAGTAATCGTCCTGGAAGTAAATCGTGCTATTTTGTAGTTTGTAACAAACATGATTATGACGAACTTACAGTTGAGCTTATCATGAATATTCGGATTTCAGATCACAGGTTACACAAGAGACCAGGGGAGAATCGAAACAAAAATAGATTTCAAGCACGAAATGCTTACTATCAGCGTGAATTGGAAAACTACCGAGATTTGAATGCAGATGATCCGGACAGTATGGATTATGGACTTATGGAAATTATTATCGGGAATCACACTTTCAGAACGCATCGAGAAGCAATGAATTATATTGTCAATTGCATCAAAAAGAAGATGCCTATTTAAATCATGATAACTTGAACAGGATAAATTGCATAAAGGACTGGACGACCTATTATAAAAGGTCTGGTGATCACGGATGAGATTTTTTACAGGAAGTGTTGACTATCATGAAAATTCATAAGAGAAAACGATATATCAAAAGCAGTAGTAACGTAAACACATTGGAGTTTGAGATTGATCTCATATACTCATTCAACGATGGCATTACGGCAGCATTCAATCCAAATTTGACAGATTCTGAATTAGACGATGTAATAGAAGAGACCGCAGAAGAGCATTACTATGCATTCATGAATTCTGTTGCAATTAATCTAAAAGCTATTGGCTTTGAAACATTAGAAGGTCCGAATTTCAGCAACCGAAATAATAGTAAGTCGTGCTATTTTGTACTCTGTAAAGAGGATGAGTATGAAGCACTGAATGTGAAAATCATTTTAAATCTGAGAATTTCAGATCATCGTCTGACAAAGCATAAGGGCAATAATAAAAATTGGGATAGATTTGACGCTAGAAACGAATACTATGCCAGAGAACTTGAAAATTACCGTGATTTGAATGAAAAGAATCCAGATGACCTACAATACGATAGTCTTGAAATCATTGTGAGCGGACACAAATTCCAGACATATCGTCAAGCGTTAAGCTATATTATCAATCGAGTGAAATCTGCTTTCCGAAGCTAAATCATCATAAACTAAATATGGCCTGTACTATTCAGAATCAGCTGACTAGTACAGGCTATATTTTTTACTATATGAAATCGGTTTCACAGAATGATACTATTGACAAATCATCAAGAAAAAATTATACTATAAGAAATACTGCAAAACTCGACTGTAAAAATCCCCTATATGTATCAGTCATATTTACTGATAGCACTTGCTATATTCATATTGTAATTCGTATATCCGTATTTGTCAATACATAAATACGGATTACTGAATTATTTGTGAATATATCTAAAAGAGAGGAGACGGAATTATGACAATTTCACAAAGAATTTTTCGGCTGCTAAAAGCGAAAGGGAAGATGCAGAAAGAATTAGCTGCGTACACAGGAATCTCAACTGCCGCTATATCTGACTGGAAAACGCACGGAACAAATCCATCTTCGGATAAAATTGTTGCAATCGCAGAGTTTCTAGGTACATCTCCGGAATATCTTCTGACCGGAAAAGAATCTGAAAAGAATCTATCTGAGAATGAAATTGAAGTGTTGCACATCTATCGAAAATTCTCAGATCGAGATCAGATAAAAATAATTGGAAGGCTAGAGCAGATGTATGAAAACAAGCGTCAGAATGCCGTAGAATCGATGCTACGAAATAAAGATGTAAACTATACCGACACTACAGCAAAAGCCGATACAGATGAATCTGAGCCGTCTGGGATTGACATAAGTACTCTGCGAAATGCAAAAGATTCATCGAATGAATATTAATGTGTTATCAGCACATATTAAGCATGAGGTGATAACATGAAATTGAACTATAATATTATAAACCAGAGTTATACCTGTTTAATACAATGTGGCATCAGTAAACTGCCAGTTAAACTAGGAAAGATATGCAGGATATTTCAAGTGAAAGTTGTAAAGCTTAGTGATATATCAAATCACCCAGATAGATTAGGTCTTCTTGGTGGACTTGTTAAATTAGACGGAAATCTATGTATTTTAATAGATGATTCTGATACTATGTCAAGTCAAAGATTTGTTATAGCTAGTGAACTCGGACGTGTATTTACAGGAAATCAGTTATCCGATTTAGATGCGTATCAATTTGCGTTGAACCTGTTAGCACCTATTCCGGTATTAACCGCACTGAATATAGATAGTGCACGTCAAATATCTATGCTATGCAATATGCCAATGCATGCAGCTAAACAACAATCTGCAAATATCCAAGAATATATGAATAATGATAGCTCTAACTCAAATGAATCAGTCTTGTATTCACAATTTCAAGATTTCATTTTAGGTAAAAATGCTAAATACTAAGGATGCTAATTTGCTTGATCTTCGTCATATTGCACACAGTACGTACTTTGAAGTTTGTATAATTTGCAGATAGAACAATGTCGTAGAATGTGGTATAATGTATTTGTAATAATTGTTTATTCCGATTCGGAGGTGTAAAATGAAACAAATCAAGTTAGAACTTACTGGATTCTTGAAAAATTTGGAATCCGAAATACTGAAAGGTGCATCAATACAAACCGATGTATTATCCATTTCTGATTTAGTGAATACGACTGATCCAGTTGTATTTATCTTGAATAATGGATTGTTTGATGATCGAAAAGCATATCAGACAGTCAGAAAAGATCTGATTGAAAACAATCGTCTAAAGGCTGTTGTAGCGCTTAAACCTGGATTGTTGCATACAACAAACGCACAAATTGCTATGCTCGTACTTGGTGAATCTGATGGTAACGTGTATATGGTTGACGCTACAGGTGTTTACCATACAAACGAAAATCATAATATTCTGTCTGATGACGATATTTCTAAGATTGCAACAGCATGCAAATCGAATACAGATATAAGCCGCTGTGTATCCAAAGATGAAATCATATCATTAAACTATCAGTTATATCCTGTACGCTATTTCGATCACAACTTGAACTTTGAAAATCCTGTGACACTCAAAAGCATTACAAAGAAAGTGATTTGTGGAATTGAGATGAATCCAACAGACTTGAAAAATGCAATATCTAAATCTGAAACAAGTATGTATGCGTTTAGCACTAGTGATCTCAATTCGAACGCTAAAACATCTGCACTCAAATATCTAAAAGAATCGGATTCTTATCTAAATCATAAAATTCCGAATAAGAGTTTGATTATTCCCAAATTCGGAGATACATCAAAAGTGCGGATTGCTGACTTTGAAGACGCAAATGTAATCGCTATTGGAAGAATGTATGTTTTAGATCTGGATACAGACAAGGTAAATCCATATTATATAAAAGCATTTCTAGAGAGCGAATGCGGGCAGTATGAACTGAACAATTGCAAATCTGGAGTAACTATTGCAAAACTTGATTTAGACGAACTGTTGAATATACAGATTCCTATGTTTTCTATGGATATTCAGAATAAAATCGCAAAGACATTTACTGTATAGAGGTGACAAAACTATGAAACCTATTGTAAAGATAGTGTACGATAGAGAAAAAGATACACTGAAAATATCTTATGATGATAAAACACTTGATACAAAATGTATCAGAGATTTCCCGATAGAACAATGGCTATTCCCATTGAGTTCAAAGGGAGTAAAATGGAAAGGCCTATATGAAGAATTAAGGTCATTTACCGGAAAACCTGATTATACACTGTTGTTTGAAAGTGATGCCGCATCATTTGAAATGGTGAAATATGCACTGAAAGATTCACCTGTAAATCTTATAAGTTCAAATAACACAGTAACAATTCTGTATAGCGAAAATCCATTTGTAACTAAAATTACTATAAATGGACATGCATTCGATACGACTAGAATTCAAAATCGATCAATTGACGAATGGATAAACTCAATTCAAATCAGGGATTTGCAGTGGAAGGGAATTTTTCAAGAGCTTACAGATTACATTGGTACAGATATTTACGAAGTATATTTCATTGGAAACCTTGAATTTATGCAATTGTTAATCGACAGCTGCCCAAATAGCGTTGATGTGTTATATCGTGATACGGAAATTGCAAAGATGCAAAATAAATCTAATCATATACAAGTTGCATCAAATCCAGTATCTAAGCCTGCGGAATCAAATTCAAATCAGTATGTAGTATCAGGATCTGAAGCGTCACAATCCATAAGTCACATAGCATCAAAAGCAGTTAATACATTAAAATCTGCTGCCGCACAACCACATGATGAAAATTTTGAAAATATCCCGATAAAAAACAAATTTGTCAGAAATCACATTATGACGATATGTTCAATAATAACTCTAGTATTTACATTTTTTCCGTTTGCAAGTTTTTATGCTAAGTCCGCAGAAGATACTGGAAATAGAATTACTGCAAGTGTATTTAGTACTTTAGTTGGAATAAAAGAACTTAAATTAGGGGATAACAAGTCGATTTTCAGCATACTCATATTTTTAGTTCCAATACTAATCATCATCATGAATTATATAAAACCATTAGGTAAATACAAAAAGTACATTGCTGTAGGAGCTCCTATAATAGGCATCATTGGAGAAGTTGTCACGTTTATAGATTTAAAACATCTATTTCAAACATTCATCATTGAAGATGGTGTGAAATTGAAATCTATACTCGGAATTGGATTTTTCTTAATATTAGCGTCATTCTGTTTAACTGCAATAGTAGGACTTATAATATATCATAATGTAAAGCTACCAAAAACGAAAAACTGACAGAGGTGAATTACTATGCTATGCCCGAATTGTGGTACAGAACTTGATGATAATGCAAAAGATTGTTATCTATGTGGATTTTGTATAGATCAAGATGCAGTACATTCAACAGACGTAAAATCGAATGACAGCAGGCTGTGCTGGAATTGTGGGAACCCTATTGATATGCAAACAGGTATTTGTCCTGTTTGTGGAACAAAAGTGCAAGAACCGCAACAAAACCTAGAGAGTGAACATACAAACGCAGATGTAGTATCAAGTGCAAAGCTAGATTCACCAGAATGTCATTCAAATCATATACATAACAAAAAACTGATTCTCGGAATTACCATAACAGCTGTCATAGTTGTAATCAGTATTCTTGTATCGCTTATAATTGTAAGTTCCATCAATCACAAAGTAGATGACGAATTATCTGTAGAAACGTCTACGAGTACATCTGCAAGTACAACAGTTGTGACAGCTGAATTGACTACCACACAGGTAACTACTACAGAAACAACCAGTATGACTACTACAACCGCAGAAACTACTACAACAAATCTCATTGACTTAAACAATTATATTGGTTTTTGGCATAGCTCTGATTTTGGAAACGCTAGAGAATTAACAATATCAAACGTATCTGACAAAACACTAGTGTTTACTCTATGGTACTATCGTTTAAGCTCAATTGATGATGTTTCAGCATTGATAGAAGGTAATATTGCTAAGTTTGATACTGGAGATGTGAGTGGATATTTAAAATTTGATGAATCTGCTATAACTGTTGTAATTGAAAGATCATCATTGGCTTACATGAATGCAGAACAAGTGAAATTTGATGGTAAACATAATCAATCATGGGAAAATGGATCGCCTGATGATACAACTACTGAGGCTGACACATTTATGCCGTATGAAATCCAAATCAAAAATCCAAAATTAAACATATATGATAAACCAAGCTATAGTGGCAATATCGTAGGAACAATTACAGATCAACAATACTACACCATTGTCGAAGAGTACATGGAACCAGGTCATACTTCAAATTTAGATGTTTGGGGAAAATTGAAATCTGGAATGGGCTGGATAAACCTATATGATGCTGAACTAGAGGAAGATTCTAGTTACATGGATGAATCTGCAAATGTTTATTGCCCAAGCTGCGGTTATGGATGGTTTACAACTGGCGTTGGCGATGATGGGTTCACTTGTCCTAGTTGTGGATTTAAATGGAATCCATATGTATATGGATTTTGATTAATTTAATACTTGAAGTAAAAGCCACATATATCATGCATTTGTATGATATATGTGGCTTTTCTTATTTCAGTGCAGGCGTTAATGAGAAATCACGTCTATATAATTCGTAATCCCCAGGTTGCAGTGTATCTGGATCAACTCTGGCTCTGTAATAGTCACAACAGTCGATAGCAACCTTGCTGTTCATAGCGTAAAAATTGTAGAACTGGGCATCTGTGTAAATGTGCTGTATACCAGCCCATGTCACGACTGATTTGTATCTCAATTCCCGTCGTAGAGGTGGACCATCGAGATAGCATTCACGGTATGTGACTATGCCGTAATCTTGGTAATGATCTTCTTTGTAAGTGTATTCAGATACAGGTGTGCTAACACAGCCACCACACAGCAATATAATGCTGATTGTGAGTGTGTAAACAAAATGCCTAAAGAACTTCATAATATCACATTCCAACAAGACTATCCTCGGTTAGAGGGTGGTCTTTTTTTGTTTTAATATTAACTTCTGCCATGTTTTAGTGCCTACTAATAGACCGGAAATCTATTAGCATGAAAAATAGCTTTTTGCAATCATTATAGTAAGTAGGGGTAATTATCAATGATTCAACAAGTCATGCATCAATGTCTACCCCAAGTTCTTGTAAGAGTCGTTTTTCACCAAGTGGAGTAATCAGTGTCTGTGTGTATAGCAAATAACCGGTTTCTGAAAGCCGACGCTTTACGACAAACCACCCTGCATTTGCATACTTCTCGGTAGGGTAATTTCTGTGATCTCTGTCACTGTACAGAAATCCGTTTTCTCTCAACCATGCAAACATGCCCTTACGCCCAAATGTTACGCCGTAGTAATCCCTCAGCTTTCTGGTAAATGTGTAAACGTCAATTCCAATTGGTTCAAACGATTTAGAATTATCAGATTTAGCATCATACGTTTTGGCATCTGACTTGAACGTCTTACACGTTTCCAACTGTCTGGTCATGCTCTGAATCGTATCTGATTGTGATTTGATGATATCGTACAAGTATTTTACATCAGATGTTGTAGATTCATTTAGGATACGACTTCGAATGCCTGGAAGTACTTCTGACGTAATCCAACGCTTAAATAGAAGTCTGCTGTACAAGTCGCTGAAGTTGACAAGACTGTAGAAGCCGCCCTCATTGATTACTGACACGGGTTGAATCTCACCACTAATATTACAATTCACCATGCACTTATCTCCACAATCTACATACTTGACCATGGCTTCTCTTGGGTTGCTGTATCCGAGTGCCGTTGCAATATCTTTTGTGAAGAAATATGGTGTGCTATTGATGATCAATGTGCGAACTTCTCCAAAATGCTCGTTAGAGTAATGTGTAACCGCATATGTAGTTTCTTTCATCATAATTTTCCTTTCAGATTTTTGACTATCAACTTTTGTTTCGCAGTGTGCGTTTTTGCTTCTAAAACATATAACGAGGGACATCACAAGAAGTGAAAATATGGTGATTGATTTTTCTGAAATCCACATACATGGTGCATGGCTTATAAACCAAATTAAATCTGCAAAGCACTTTGAAATGTGTATTATATAATTCTTAGTATCCATATTTTAGGACTTTTAAACCTAAGACTGCGATGTGCAAAATTTGCAGTTTAGATGCTATTTCTGCATTACATATGCAATTTAGAGCATAGTCCAAGAACATGGAATTGTAAACTTTGGGGTGAACCAAAATGACGATAATGTGCAAAGATCAGGGTATATACTATATATAACAATAAAATACAATAAAACAATGAAACTCTACAATGAAACTCAATAAAATTTCAAGAGGATTATAGCTGGAAATTATTTCCTTAAAACATGAACAAAACAGATTTTTTGTGAAGGTCGGTTTTTGAGTTCATCGTTATGGTTTAATGTCAGGGTGATGCCCTACAAATCCACAAAACAGATATGGAGGAGTATCTATGAGACGAATTGAAAGTGCAGTTGCAAGTGCAGATCGAGTACTAGCTTATGCCAAAGAGCAGGAAATCAAAACAACCACAACCATGTATGACACCACAAAAGATATGACAAATCATATCATCAAAGCATGCAATGAGACCGTTAAGATTTTAACCAAGCGAATGAAATTTTCTACACCTAGGAAACCAGTTTCTGCGATACAAGGACAGCAACAGCCATCGTTTGCAAAAATCAATTACCTGTACGCCGAAGCTTTAGATCAGTTACGAGATGATCCAATCCCAATTCCAGCAATTTCTAAGTGTGCTTATTATCTTTCCAGATGGTTTCATAGCCGGATTTTGACTAAGTATACGGGTAGAGATTTAAAACTTCACTGCAAGTATTATCGGAATTTAATCCCATCACTAGTAATTTCTTATGGATATTATCTAGAGCATGGGCAACTTAATGCGTTTCATGATGCATTTCAGAAATTTGAAGCTGATTTGAAATCTGGAGATTGTAGATATGCACTTCCGTTTAATGCATTTCAGATTGCCAAGTCCAACGCAGGACTATACGGTAATTTTGCTTCTCAGCTGATTTTTGACTACCTGTGGGACTATGGTTTGGATTGCCTTTCATTTTGTGACCCTGAGTATGATTCAAACTTTCGGGCGTGCGGATTGCGAAAAAATATCATAACTGAGAAACTTATGGATTCAAATATCCCTGAACTAGATGCCTACGATGGTGATTATGAGTCAAATCTTTCGTATCTTGACCAGTTTTCAGTTGTTGGAGGAGAGTTGAGTGAGTAAGATCAAGTTTACACAGATTCCAGATAAGTTCAAATATCCGGCAAAGTGTAAAGGTGCTTTATCTACAAAGCATTCTGAGATTGTGACCTATGTTGTTGACCACTTTCAGAATTCTATAAAATACAAAAACAAAGTTATAACCGCTCTGAACACAGCGAGTTATTATGCAGTTTCTGATGACACCTGGCCAGAATCATGGAATTTGACTGATCCCTTTCAGTCTATGCCAGTTGTTCCAGACGACTCCATATTCGACGTGTTGGGTAGCTTGTATTTAAATCTTGCAGATATCGAATGGGATGTTGTAGAATCCAATTCTTCAATTGATTTCCAGGAAACAGTAGAATCGACATCATCAATGGTGACTTGTAAATCTAGCACTATGCGTCAAGCAGCACCGACACCGAAAGAAGATCTGTATATTCGACCACCGATGATTCCACAATTCGACGTAACAAAACCGTGGTTACAGGAAGTTGTAAATGGTCAGGAGTATGTGATTTATACATCCCTTCCAGTTATTCCAGAAAATCAAAGTCAGATCTCAGTGACTACAGATATCTCGAAAATGAAATCATCCGATTTGCTTAATCTGTTTCCGAACCGCTGTATACATACTAGAGCAGCTGTTATGTATGAGCCATATGGTGATCTTGCTTTTGATGAGAACCTTGGGGTTATATTTCCAATCGAAGGATTTACACATGATGAAGTGAGAGATAACATTATTCGATATCCCCACCTGTACAAGCTAATGCGTGTTGTTGATGGAAAATTTGTAAGCTTCTACCAAAATATAGAACTAAACGGAGAGCTGCATGACGTTTTGCAAGTGTGGAATGAGCTTCCAGACAGCAAGTACATCCCAAAGTCCACGGAATACATCAAGGAATACGTTGTACGGCGTTTTCTACTTGAACGTGACAAATTACATACCGAAAACAAATGGGCGTTATACGGGACGCTAGAGCCGTTTCTGACGCTTTTCATGGAATCAGAAAAATATGCTGCTTATGGTTACAAAGATTCTTTGATGCTTGCATCACAATGCGTGAAGTCTCGTGTTTCCTATAAACAATCTAGAAATCCAATTTTAAGGGCGGTGAACTACGCTAAATGAGATCTTGTATTTTCAGTGCTCATTGCACTGAACCTGTTTGTGACTTAGCATGCCCGTCATTAGTAGAAACAACATACTTGCTAGAACGAAATCATATAGATATGCAAAATTCGGTTTACAATACGTCTCGAAAAATACTGGATCGAGTGTGCGATATACTAGATCATGCTGAAAATAAGCTTTGCACTGTTGAGACAAATGACACCATAGCGTCGTCTAACTTGCTTACCTACTGCGCTATATGCAAACATTGGAAAGGTAATAGATTACACTGTAACGTGTATCATTTGAACTTTTCATCATATCTGGATGACATTCAAAAAAGCTGGTCAGCAAAAGATACTCCAGAAGATTTGGAATACGCACAGATATGGTCTAGCACTGCAAAAGTTTTGGTCATCTCAAATATTGACTATGTGCAGTTTAAGGATTTTCAAGCACAGACTTTGTTGAACTTAATTCATAACCGACAGGCTAGCAATTTGACAACTATCATTGTATCCCCAAAAGTGAGCAGTTTGATTGGTAGTGGTCTATTTTACAACAAACTTCAATCTGTACTTAGAGGGGCGGTGATGTCAGCGTGAATGGATCTATTGAACTGCAAATGATATCGAAAATTTTGACTTGTGATTCACAATCTGACGTTGAAAAACTCTGTGAATTTGACGCAAGCTATTATTCAATTTTCAGACCACATATCCAGTTTATCATGCGGCATCGTGATAAATATGGAGAAGTTCCGGATGTTTTTACATTTCAATCGGAATTTGATGATGTCGCATTGGTTCGTGTCGATGAACCGATTGAGTACTTAATTCATGAAATAAATAAAAACAAGCAGCGCATCATGCTTGTTGAAACCTTTAACAAGCTAAAAGACTTAGGATCTGCTGATGTTACAGAAGCATGGGAGTACTTATCAAACCAGTGCGAGAGAGTGGCTATGCTTGATTCATCTCAACCACTGGATTTGGTGAAGGATTCAGAACAGAGAAGCGATCAAGTTTTAGAATATAGTCAGCAAGAACGAATTCCTACAGGGTTTGACGAAATCGATAAGTGTATGTATGGTGGTTTGTCTACTGTAGAGGAACTTGTAATTCTAGTTGCTCGTACAAATACTGGTAAGTCATGGGTTGGTACAAGGATGATGGAATCTGCACAAGGTCATGGATTTCCAGTTTTATATTATTCACCGGAAATGCAGGCTAGTTTTCTCGGAACTCGATTTGATACATGGCGTGGAAAATTTCAAAATAACCTGCTGTTTCAAGGTCAATATACAGAGCAATATCATGCTTATTTGAAAGATCTTGCATCACAGACAACTAGTGCATACGTTTTGGAGGACAAAGATGCTCCAGACGAAGTTGTGAATGTACCATTTTTGAAAAAGCTTGTGAAAAAAAATAAGATCAAGCTTTTAGTCATAGACGGTCTGTCATATATGTCTGATACTGAGAAATCTGATAAAGATTACACCAAGTATAAAAATCTATGTGCGGATCTGTTCCGGCTCAGTAAACAATGTGGATGTGCTGTAGTAGTTATGATGCAGGCAAATCGTGAATCCAGAAACAACAAGGATGATAAAGGGGAAGTGTTTCCAAACATTTACAACATCGAAGGATCTGACCATCCTGCCAGAATTGCTACTCAGGTGTTTGCTATGCGACAGATATTCGATAAACATGTTCTGGACATACGCTTAGAGAAAGCAAGAAATGCAAATAATCAGAAACCAGAGTTTTCCTATGCATGGGATATCAATACTGGCAATATGAAATATCTCCCAAGTGCTGATACTATGCCGGCTACAATTGCTCCAAAGGTTGATCTTAGCGGTACTGTAAGTGTCAATCAACCAGATACGAGCATTGTATTAGAGGATTCTGAGGATGTTGAATTTTAATCAGTTGAGGTGTAAGTATGCTTGATATTATATCCGTTTTAGATAAGCTAGAATCCATGAAACTCATCCGGACAAGCCGTAAAGTGGGTAACTATATGCAGATATATTGCCCGTTTCATTCTGATGGTAAGGAACGTAAACCATCATGTGGTGTTCTGATTTCAGATGAGCACAGAAATGGTCATCGCTATCCAGCAGGGTTTTGTCATTGTTTTGCATGCCAGTATGCACACACTTTGGATGAGATGATTTCAGATCTTCTGAAACTACATAATATTTCAAAATCCGGATTAGACTGGCTGAAAGAAAACATTCCTGGATTTGATGGTGATTTAGCGTCATTTGACTTTTTGCTGGATGGAGATACTGTAACATCGCTCGTAAACCAGTACGCTATCGATTACTTGAAAATACATTCAAAGACAGAACAAATTTATGTTTCAGAAGAAGAACTTTCAAAGTATCGGTATACTGTTCCATATATGTATGACCGTAAACTGACTGATGCTATTATAGAAAAGTTTGATATAGGGTATGACGGAAATTGGATTGCTCCCAGCAGAAAAAAGCCTACACCATGCATTACGTTTCCTGTTCGTGATAAATCCGGTCATACGCTATTTTTCTGTCGTCGATCTATTTCAGGAAAATTTTTTAACTACCCAACAGGTGTTACAAAGCCTGTATATGGATTATATGAACTTCCTGCTAATTGTAAATCTGTTATTGTCTGCGAAAGTTGTTTCAATGCACTAACATGTTGGGTGTATGGTAAACCTGCTGTTGCTTTACTTGGAACTGGAAACTCATATCAAATTCAGCAGTTAAAGGAACTTGGTGTAAATGAGTTTGTTTTAGCATTTGATCCAGACGAAGCAGGACGTAAGGCTACAGAAAAATTAAAACGTGCATTGCACAGCGTTGCAATTGTATGGTCTTATGCAAATATTCCTGCTGGTAAGGACATAAACGACCTTACCAAAGATGAGTTTGATAGCTTATACGTCGAGTAGAACTATGAGGTGAAATATAATGTCAAAAACTGTAAAGCATAAAAATTCTACAGATCTTGAATCTGTATTGCGCTATTTTAGAGAAACCGTTTTACAGCATGATCACGCAAAAGAATCTGTTTCTATTCATGATAAAAAGACAAATGATTTTAATCATGCACTGGAACTCGAAGATTTGAATTATTCTGATCGAGCTAGATTGGCAACAAAGCAGATGGAGAACTTAAAGCAAAGACGAGCTGCAAAGGATTATGTCTACGAGTGTCAGGCTCTCGTAGATGTGCTAAGCAGTCCAGAAGGCATGCGATTTATAAATAAGTTAAATGAAGCTTTAGGTGCTATGAGAAAACAGGAAAAGCAACATGAATCTAGAGTGTATAAGAAGAGGTTTCAATGACATCTCAGACCACTCGTTATATATAATAGCAGGAGGTCAGACTGCAAATTAAACATATCGAAATAAAACTGGAGGAATTCTAAATGGGATTTAAGACAGCAAATCAGTATGAAGAAGAAAAATATGCAGGTAAGTTTCGGCTTGCCGATGATGGGGATATGGCAGATGTGATTCCGCTGTATCAGAGTAAGAGTGATGTGCTCATTGCTGATGTACACTACATCAAGAGTACAGATTATTCAGGTTATGTACATTGTTGCGGTACAGGATGCCCCGCATGCAGTAGAGGTATTCGTAGACAGACAAAGTTGTTCATTCCGCTTTACAATGTAGTAGAAAATGAAATTCAGTTCTGGGATCGTACACAGAAGTTTCTGCCACAAGTTCATAAGGACTTTTTTGGAAATGATCGATATCCGAATCCGTCTGAGTTCGTGTATCGAATCACCAGAAACGGTGCAGCAGGAGATATGGCTACCCGATACACCATCATGGTTGTCGGTAAGAATACAACGTTGCCGTATGATACGATTTTGTCTAATAACAAGGCAGTTATGCCTGACTATTACGAGCATATCTGCAAGGAAGTAGATGCCGGAACTCTATCTACATGGATTGACAGCGCGTCATCTGGAAATAGTTATGGAGATTCAAGTAACATTCCAGAGTATGTTCCGGTACCGAGAGCTTATGCATCATCTGGAGAGAATACAGCAACCACTCCGACTACCGAAGATTTTAGTGAGTTACCTGATTCGTCTATGGCTGATGTTATGGAACTCGATGATTCAGATGTTCCGTTTTAATTTAATCCGATTCAATCCGTATAAATGACAAATGCCCTCTTTGAGAATTCATAGAGGGCATCTTGATAGAGGTGATAATCTCATGGGACTATTTAATGCTGCTCAGATGTCGCAGATAAAAGCGGCAGCTGTAAAAAGCAATAATGCTCTAACTGTTCCAGCAAAACGGAAAACAGTGTCTAAGAGCATCACATCAGACCTTGAAGAGATTTCACGAAACGTGGAAGAGTATTTCAAGGATTCTAATGCTATCCTCATTACGTCAAAAGCACAGCTCCATGATTACGTTACAGAACTTATAAAGACTGGCTACGCTGCAATTGATACAGAAACTACAGGTCTGGATCGGTTAAATGACACAATTGTTGGATCATCTTTATACTATCCTGGTGGTGTAGAGTGTTATATTCCAAATAAACACATTGTACCTATTTTTGATGAGCCGTATGCAAATCAGCTTACATACGAAGATGTGACAGAAGAATATCAAAGAATAGCAGATAGCGATGTAAGACTGATTTTCGCAAATGCTGATTTCGACCTTGCTATGATCTACAAAGATCTCAAAGTAGATTTCATTAAGAGCTGCTACTATGATTGCATCACTGCATGGCGCTGTCTGAAGGAAAATGAGAAAGATAACTCATTGAAGGGACTATACTGCAAATATGTATTGCGAGGTAAGGGAGATCCGATGAAATTTCGAGATTTCTTTACGCCTGCACAGTTTCCATATTGTCGTCCTGAAATTGCAAAATTGTACGCTGCACATGATGCTAAGATTACCTATGAGTTATTTATGTGGCAGTTGCCATATTTACTGAAAGATAATCCAAAGTGCAAAAAACATGGATTTGAAGCAATTGCAGATTTGGTATGGAATGTGGAATTTCCCATGATTGCAATTTGTCAGAATATGCACAGACGAGGCATTTATCTGGAAAAGTCAATGGCAAAGATGCTGCATGCGAAGTATATCCCAACACTGGAAAAAGAACGTAGCAAGCTTCGTGATATGGTTCAGGAATTGATAGATGATCCAAAATATGTTACTAATACCAGATGCCCATTTAATTCGAGCGTTGATTTCAATGAATGCTCATCAAAGCATGTTACATGGATTGTGTATGACCTACTACGTCTTGGTGATCCAAAACATAGAGGTACTGATAAATCAATTCTTAGTACATTTAATGTTCCGGTTGTCAATCAGATATTGAAGTGTCGGAGCTTAGTGACTTTGATTTCTACGTTTGTAGAAAAATTACCAAATGCAACCTCTCCGGATAGCAGAATTCATTGTGAGTTCCGAGCAATAGGAGCTGATACTGGGCGCATGTCATCCAAGTCACCAAACATGCAGAACATTCCTAGTAAGCATAATGATATTCGGCATATGTTCCGTGCAACTCCTGGATATGTACTTTTATCGTCAGACTTTTCACAGCAAGAACCAAAATTAACCGCATTTGTCAGTCAGGACGAAAATATGATCCGATCTTTTCAGGAGAACAAGGATATTTATAGTTTCATTGCGTCTATCGCATTTAATATGAGCTATGAAGATTGTCTTGAATTCAATCCTACTACCGGAGCTTATCAACCAGAAGGAAAAGCAAGACGTTCAGAATCTAAAAGTGTGGTACTTGGAATTTTATATGGACGTTCTATTAACACAATTGCAGACCAGCTATATAGTCATATGGATTGGTCTGATGAGAAGAAATTAAAACAAGCACAGTATGTGTACGACTCAGTTCTGAATGCGTTTCCTGCACTCCGGAAACTGATGATTAATGCACAGAGATGCGCAAAAGAAAAGGGATATGTTGAAACCATCCTCGGAAGACGGCGGCATATTCCAGAAATGCAACTTCCAGAATTTGAATTTAGACCTTTGAAGGGTTATGTGAATCCAGACATTGATCCACTTGATGCGTCAACTTTGGATGTAACAGATGACATTCCAGATAGAGTAAAAGCTGCATTATATCGTGAATTAAAGTCTTACAAGTATTTTGGACAAGTTGCAAAACGTATCAGAGCACTTGCCGAAGAAGATCATATCAAGGTTATCAATAATAACCGCAAAATTGCTGATGGATCGAGACAGTGTGTAAACTGTGTTGATACTGAGACAGAGATACTGACAACTTCCGGTTGGAAACGATACAATCAAGTTTCTGTAGGAGATTCTATTTTGAGTTATTCTATGGATCTGAATTGCATCACACATGATAAAGTACAAGCAGTGCATATTTACCCTGGTGAACATGAAGTATTTGAGTTTAAGTCAAACACATTCTCTGCGGTTTCCACTCCAAATCATAGATGGGTTTGTCAAGCTGGGAATAGGGGGGCAAAGTTTGTTACTACAGAACACATCATGAATATTAAATGGGTTGATCCGCCTATATTGCGGATGAGCGATAACAATATTCCAGAATCATCATATAGCGATGATTTTATAAAATTGATTGGCTGGATTGCAACTGATGGGACCATTTCATCTAAGCATTATTGTGTAAGATTGTATCAAGACACTAAACGTGCTAAAGGTGCAGGTGTTTATCAAGATATGATTTCTGTGTTGCACCGTTTAGGTATCAAGTATACTGATAATGTTAGAAATAACACTTATCATGATATATATTTGTATAAATGTGATGTGACACTGGATGTTTTAAATTTGCTAGAAAACCGAACATTGAAATATGAGTTTGTTTCAAGTTTATCTGAACGGCAAGCAAATATTTTAATTAGTGCTATGATTCAGGGTGATGGTTGGACGAGTGGTAGTCAAACTTGCTATACTTGCAATTCTGCTGAAAAAGCTGATATATTTCAGTATTTGTGTGTGATTGGTGGTCATGTATCTCATACGTATAAAATCGATCCTACTGAATCATCTATTCACTATGGGAATGTTTCCAATCCATCAGGGTATATAAATACAAAAAATCCGTATTATCTTGTTTATATAAATAAACGTAAACGAGCTCATATATATCCAGATCATAAATCTGCATCAGTGGTTGATACCGTTTGGTGCGTTACAACTGGAAATGGTACTTGGATTGCTCGACGAAACGGTAGTGTGTATATCACAGGAAACTCAATTATTCAAGGAAGTGCTGCTGATTTAACAAAATTAGCCATGCTGAAAGTAGAGAATAACCCAGAATGGAATAAGATTGGTGGTAGAGTCCTTGTTCCAGTTCATGATGAACTGATTGCAGAAGTTCCTATCGACAAGTGGAAAGAGGGTGGAGAGATTTTGAGTAGTTCTATGTGTTCTGCTGCAAATTTCCTACCATTTTCCATCAAATGCGATGTCACAACAACATATCGCTGGTACGGTCTGGAATATCCGTGCCGCTATAAACAGCCATCCACTGTACACCCTACAGAGAAAGATGAAATCGCTTGGATTCAGTATCATCTATTTGAAGTCGGGTATGATCTTCCTGTGTATAAAACAGCAGATGGAGGAAAGCCCGAAGGTGATGAAGCTCTTGGGGTAAATGGTGTATGGAGTGACACTGTAGAATCTGATATGTTAGACTACTGCAATCGTTATAATATTACAGAGGGTGAGTTCCTAGAACACATCCATACAAAAGTGCATACTGGATATGCACCCGGCGAAAAACACGTATAACTTAGGAGGTTTGTTTTATTATGAAGTTTTCCGTAAGTACAAAGCCGCTGATTAGTGGTGTAAATCTGGCAATTGTAGATGCAAATATCACAAGATACTATCCGAAAAGCAGTGTTGTATACATTTCAGCGTCCAATACAACACTGACAATTCATCACGATGGTGAATTTGTGTCTACCAGTATCAATTTTAAGGGTTCTGGCGATGGTGCAGATTCATCTGTATATGTGGATGCAGCTTTATTCAAAAAGCTTGTAGGAACACTTTCCGGTTCAGATCGAGTTGTGTTTGAATTCACAGGAGACTGCCTTATTCTGCATAGCGGCAGTTCTAAGTATATGCTTCAAAAGGCAGCATCTACGATGGATTTCATTCCGAATGTTATTTCAGAGATTACAAGTGCAGAACTTGATAAGGCAATCACCATTGATGTTTCTGACTGGAAAGCAATCAAATCTAGTCAGTTGTATGTGAAGTCTGATGCGTCCAGTAATGTGCTTTATACACTTGTTTATGTTTCTTCTGATGGTGATGCACTTGTTTGCGATATGGATAACAGTCTGCTTACACACAGTTCCATTTCTGGAATTGAAGAAACCTGTATGATTCAGGATACAGTTGTAAACGTTCTGGCTAGCATTACATCTGGTGTACTTGTAAAGCGTGATGACAAATTTGTAGTGGCATCTATTACAGATGCGTATGAATGCCTTGCAAGTTTTGCACCAATTTATGAATCCGACGAAGTTGGCAGCTATAATGCTGATATGATTATTGGTTTGATGCAGTCTAATAATGATACAAGCATGCTTGCAAAAACTGCTGATTTGAAAAAGGCAATGTCTCAGGCATCGATGCTTGCTCCCAGAGGTTACATAATCAATTGTGATTTCACTGGGGAGTACATCGATTTTAAGACACCTACTATGGAATGTAAGATTCCTGTTGTAAATGGTCCAGTGAATTCATACACACTGAAGTTTAATCCAGACTTGTTTGGTAAAGTGGTATCTCACCTTCCAAGTGATGATGTTACAATCCGGCCTACATATAATGGAGATGAAATTGTTGGAATTACCTGCGAGTGTGATTATCTCACAGTTGTTCTTGGAGCGTGTGAGTGATGGGCTTTAAGACCGCTAACATGGCGGCGGTTGTCCGATTTAATTCTGCCAATAGCAGCAACTTTTTGGATGCTTACGAGACGTATCTGCATGACACTGTACAGAGCAGTCTTAATAGACCTAAATCGAGGACATTTGCACCGTCCAGCTTTCGATGTGCTAGGAAGAATTGGTTTCGGTTACGTGGAACGGCTCCTGATATTGTTCAGGTTCCTGATTTAAGCCTACAGCACACAGCCGAGGTTGGAACTGCTAGACATGCGGAAATTCAATCGAAGTTATCTAAAATGCTTGGGCAAGACTGGATCGATGTAGAAAAATATCTTTCTGGTATTCCAGATTATCCATATGATTACACCATTCAAAAAGCTGGATTTGAATCCAGAATATCTATTCAATATCCGCCAATTAAATTTGCGTGTGATGGTATTGTTCGATGGAACAACAAACTATACCTTCTGGAAATTAAAACTTCAGAGTATAGTAGTTGGGAAGAATTGACAGATCCAAAATCAGTGCATATGGATCAGGTAATGTGCTATAGTACATTACTACAACTTCCAGATGTCTTAATGCTTTATGAAGATAGGCAATATGGCGGTATGAAGTGCTACGAAGAACATTTCAGCATTGATGATATGATGCATGTGAAAAACAAATTTGATTATATCATGAAGATGGTTGACCACAATTTAGCTCCAGAGAAATTACCGCATGCTGATTATATGTGCAGAAACTGCGAGTATCAGAAGAAATGTGCAGAGTGGGGGTGATACTTTGTCATTAGCAAATAAATATAGACCTACGTCATGGGATGACGTTGTAGCACAGCCATTTGTTGTGGATATGCTAAGAAACATATGCTGTCATGAATTATCAAACCGAAACTTTCTGCTGATAGGTCCTGCTGGTACAGGTAAAACTACTATGGCTCGTATTATCGCATCATCATTAAATGGCGAAGATGGTAATGTCATTGAACTGGATGCTGCGTCAAATAATGGTGTTGATATAATTCGAGACCTTATTCAACAAGCAAAGTTGTATCCAGTAGGACAGAAGTACAAGGTGTTCATTATAGATGAATGCCATTCATTAACAAATTCAAGTTGGCAAGCACTTCTCAAAACCATTGAGGATGTACCAGCCATGAGCATTTTTATTTTTTGTACAACAAATCCGGAAAAAATTCCGGAAACTATATTGTCACGAGTTCAGACATTTCAGCTATCAAAATTAAGCGTAACTGAAATTAAGGATCGTCTTGAATATGTTATCTCCAGAGAAAATTCAGATTCTTCTAATATCACATATACAGAGGATGCAATTTCCTATATTGCAAAACTTGCAAATGGTGGTATGCGAGACGCACTGACGCTCCTTGATAAAGCATTGACTTACAGCAATAATATTACATCAGAATCTTTGTCTATTGCTTTAGGGCTTCCAGACTATGATGATTATTTTGCCTTGCTGAGTGCTATTACAAAGCATGATAATGCAAAGATAACATCAATGATTGATCATGTCTATAATAGCGGCAAGAATTTTGTAAAGTGGTTTGAATCATTTCATTCATTTGTTATGAACATTGTAAAATATGTGTTCATGCAAGATATTGATGCTACGATGATACCATCTCACTATGCTGATAAAATATCTTTGTATACAACTGCTCATGCATCAGTATGTTTGAAGCTCTCAAACATCCTTATTAAGATGCTTCGAGAACTTAGAACTACTTCATATCAGCAGGAAATTGCATTAACATTTCTCTGTATGCCACCAAGGAAGAAGGCGAGTGGATGATTGATTTAAATTCTGTGATGTCTGAGAACACTAAGGATATTGAATCAGTTGTGTCATGGTGTAGTGAGATTTATGATGAGAAATTCGCTGAATATTTTTTAAATGCACGAGTTTTATTTGAACGTGTGCAATCAAAAACACATCCGATTACAGACGATGAACTTAGCCAGATTTTAATTGATTTACCAATGAAACTGTTTGATGTTTCAGAGATTTTGAATCAATTTCGGCTCAGTTATGAGGTTGTAAAGCTTAGAAATAAGCAAAAAGAATCGGATTTGATGAAATCATCATCTGAAACTACTGCACCAAAACGAAAATCTGACGCAGAGTTACAAATGATTCCCGATAAGTTGCTTGTAACTGCATTTGATTCTGTGATTACACGAGTAGAGAATGAAATTTCATTCTGTCGTGAGTTGATTATGAGTTCAAAGAAGATTTGGGATGCAAGACGAAAGACAGAACAAGTGAATCCCATAAGTGAAGTGTCAGATCTTCCAGACTATAATGTAAAGTCCTATATCAAGGGGTGATTTTCATGACATTTGATGCTATTATCAATAAAAAGAAGAAAGAGTGGAATTGCAACAACTTAATGGATACTGCTAATACTACTCGTGGAGAAAAATTACCATTTTCGTCTCCACTTATGAACTGGTGTACATACGGTGGTATCCCTCGTGATAAAATCACTGAGTTTTTCGGTGAACCTAATGGTGGAAAGACCACAACTGCGGTTGATATATGCAAAACTTCTATTGATATTTTCAAACAGGAGTATATTGACAGCGTAGATCAGTTGAATTCAAGAATTTCATCTGGTGATAAGTCCGCTTATTCAGAATTGGAGGAACTTGAATCAGTTGGACCTAAAAAAGTGCTGTATATTGATTTGGAGCACTCATTTGATTCCCAATGGGCTGAAACTCTTGGAATTTCTGAAACAGATATCAATATCATGCAACCTCCTGATGTCCCAGCAGAAGAAATACTGCAAACTGTTGAGGAGCTAGTATCCACAGGGGAGATAGGTCTATTGGTTCTGGATTCTATTCCATCTTTAGTAACTGGAACGGAACTAGAAAAAGAATACGGTAAACGAACTGTAGCACCTTTGGCTGGATTACTAACTATATTCTTCAGAAAAATTGTACCTAAGCTGTCAAGATATCATTGTACACTGCTTACAATTAATCAAATTCGAGATAACCTTGATAATCCATATGTAGCGAATACACCTGGTGGTAAAGCTGCAAAATTTTACGCTGGTCTGCGAGTTCAGTTCCGAATCGGAGCTCCTGTCGATTTTCTTGGAAACGAACTTCCTACAAAAACTGAGAATCCAGCAGGATATATCATCAATGCTAAGATTGTAAAGCAGAAAACTGCACCTTATGACAGAAAGCAGGGAAGTTACTTCTTGATGTGTCAGTCTGGTATTCGGCCAGACTTCGACTATGCTTCACTCGCAATCAAGCGCTATGGTGCTATTCATAAAGCAGGTGCATGGTTCACAATTTGTGATCCATACACTGGAGAGGTGCTAGAAACAGCTGATGGTAAACCAATTAAGCTGAATGGATTATCTAAGGTGTATGATTATCTGGCGACTAATATTGAATACTATGAGCGATTAAAGAAGTTCATTACAGATGACATTAATGGAATCACTACAGATGCAGGAATGGAGGACGAAAATGGATCAGAATCCAACCAAACACTACAGCTGTAAGCAGGAACATATGATTGCCGAATATTTAGGGTGGGATGTTGTACCTGGTAGCGGTGCCAGAGATTTTCATCCAGGTGATATTCGGTCTGACTGTCATTTAGGTGAATGCAAAACGCATACAAAGGCTGTGAATGACATCAAATTTTTCAGCAGCGTTTGGAATAAGATTCAGCATGAGGCTGAATCTGAGATGCGATGTCCGGTTTTGTTTACTGATAATGGAACCCAGAAACTTGAAAATACATGGTGCATGCTTCCAAAACGATGCGTGAATATGCTTACCTTAGAGTGTGTACATAACCCGGATATTAAGCATAATAAATCCGGAATTGTCATTAAACACAAGTATATGAAGGACACATTGCATTATTCATATGCTATTATTGTTTCTGACTTCCCAGATGTATCATATCCGATTATGATTGTGTCACTTCCAACATTTAAAGGTATTTTGGATGGTGATTTGTAATGCTGATTCAAGATGCCGGAAAGCAAATACTATCAAAGAATCCCGGAAAGATCTATATCTTCTGCGGCGATGATTATGGAATCAAGAATAAATATATTCGTATATTGAAGTCAATATATAAAGTTTCTATAGAGTGTGATACTGTCGAGGACGTGCTCAAACGGTCTAAGACTAAATCACTCTTACCAGAGCCTCAGAAACTATATATTGTTCGATATGATGATGGTTTTTTAAATTCGCTGAATGATGATTCTATAGCTGAACTATCGAATGTAAGTATTCATGGTACACTTGTATGTATATATCAAAGTGACAAAGCAACTGCAAAGTGCATGAAATATCTTTCTGATTTTGCGGTTGAAATCAATCGTGTAAATAAAAATCTTGTGTATAAGTATATTTTGTCAGATTTTCCAGATTTACCAGAATCAATTTTGCAAACAGTTGCTACATATACATATGATTATAGTACTGCATATCATGTCTGCACATGCATATCAAAATGTTCTATGATATCACAGTTTGATAATGATACTATTCAGCAGATTTTTCATTGTCAAAAGACAGCAGACGACTTAGAACTTCGTACCGCAATTGCATCTCGAAACTTTCGATATATCATGCAGCTAATTGATACTTATCAAGGTGACTTGAATCAGGTGTTTTATATGATGCTGAGTACAATGCTTGAATTGGACAAACTTCATAAAAACAAGTTCTATAGATCACCTTATCGAAAATACACTGACCGTTGGACTGATTTAGACATATATAATATGTTTACTAGCGTGTACTATAAATTATCTGATTTGCGAACTGACAATATCGATGTATATGATACACTTGTGTATTTGATAGCATTGACACAGTTTGAACGCATTCCAGATTCTAATTTACTTTCTTGCGAGGTATAATATGAATAAGAAAACTTTAAGTGAAATTCGGAGACATTTCTCTGAAGATGATGACCTGTTTACATTAAATACTGTGACTACGGCGTTTATCGATAGCGAACATGCAGTTCGGTGCGTGAATACCAAAAGTGCATATACACTATCTGAACCGGAGTACTCCTGTATCATTAAGGCATTGAAGAAGTCAATCAGAGGGTCCATCGGTAAGAATCTGCATGAGTATCCATTTTTAGATCCTGTAAAAGATTCTGATCCTGTTGTAACCAACATCCGGTCACTTGTAAACACTAAACTGCTGGATACAGACGCTGTATCTGAGTTTCTTTCAAACGTAGCAGAAAACGGTATGCTGATGTCAACTTATGCAGTTCTGATTGGTCATTGTACATACACGGTGTTCCATAAGCATAAAGATGATACCGAAAACGAATCAGACTATTCAGATTTCAATTTTATTGTTACTGCATTTTGTCCTGTAGAACTTCGAGAGGATGGTCTGATTTATAATGAGTCTGATAATACAATTGAAAAGAAAAATGCTTATGACAGAATTGTATCTCAGACACCTACAGATGGGTTTATGTATCCGGTATTTACAGATCGAAGTGCAGATGTAAATCATATTATCTATATGACAAGTAAGTCATCTGAGATCAATACAAATCTTGTAAATCAAGTATTGCATTGTAAGTGCGGAATCTCATATATGATGCAGAGATCTATTTTCAGCGAAATGCTTGATAATATACTTGATGAGTATTTGACTTATTCTGTATGGCTTGATGTTGCAAATCGTATTAATGCTCTTGCAGCTGAGCATAAGCATGATTCATCCCCATTTGTGCTTGATGCACCTACGATGAAATCTATTATGTTAGAACTGAATATGCCACAGATTATTATTGACCGTGTGGATGAGTTATTTGAATTTTATTGTGCATCCGACAATATTTTAGTGTCAAATCTTACAGATAAGAAACTTGCAATTAAGACAGGTAGTGCTGATATTGCATTGAGTATAGGTAATTGCGATACTCTTCATACATATCACAAAGATGGTAGAAAATATATCTTGATCGATGTTGACGGTACAGAAATCAACGTCAACGGTCAAGTTGTAGATATTGGGTGATAACTATGGTACTATCTTGCCAGGCTGCTGTACTGGGTCAATTGCAGACTTATGCAGATTCCAACATTCACAGCATTTTGATATGCAGCCCATATAGCTGTGGAAAAACCTATATGGCAAAGCAGTATTCTAATATGATTCACACAGACGATTTCAAGGTAGTTCAACCTAAAATGTCTGAGGTAAAGGAAACTGTAGATTATTGCAGACAACTAGCAACTAGCATTACTATATGCTTTGAGAATATAGATGCTGGTGTGATAGGTGTTTCAAATGCGGTTTTGAAGCTATTAGAGGAACCACCTAAAAACGTATATATTATAGTGACTTGTAAAAATGCATCAAATGTACTACCGACTATCATAAGTAGATGCATGGTCACAGAGTGTACAGCACCAACAACAAATGATGTCAAGCTTTATGCAGGCAGTATAAATTTTGACATTCGTAGTTGTTCATCAATTCGAGGGTGCTTGCATGACTTTCGTGATGTTGATATAGCGTCGAAATTTACACAAGTTCAACTAGATCATTTTTCAGACATTATGAATTGTATGTATTCTAGTGATTCTGTATCTAACAAGATGTGGAAGATGCAAAAGTTTCCGGATGGGATTCAGATACCGATTGATTTTCTGCTAAACTATATTGTAGCTACAGTATCAAATTCAACAATAAAACGGATTGGGTACAATTGCATACGAGATTTAGCATCCGGAAAAATCCCTTCGCATGTTGTACTTGCAAAATTTTTGTTTGATATTTCTATGATTTAACCACTGTGGGTATCCGTTTGGATGCCCACTTTTTCATAACCTTATATAGCATAGATGTATTAATTCTTTCAAGGAGGGACAACTATGATTGCACCAAAAGATTTAAGTACACTGTTACCTGCATCTGAGGCATTGAAATCTGCAAAAGAATCTGTAGATTCTCGTTTAGAATGCGCTGTTGCACGAGCAATAAACTATGCAGCAAATACAAGCGACGATGGGAATATTGTAGCAGATTGGAATCAACCACTCACAGATGCTTTAATTACAAAGCTAGAATCATTAAACTATACTGTAAAGCACAAGCTAGATGCGTATGGTAATCAGATTCAGAATTTTTATGTAATTTCAGCGTATAGTGGTGATGCGCATGAATCATGAGTATAACCGTTTTGATTTATATCCGTACTATGACGCATTATCTAATACCACTGTAATCAATAAAAACGGGATTGAATTTTATATATGGCTGAAACTTCCAGATGATACATGTAATCAACTATCACTATTTGAGGTTATTGATTTCAATTATGCATCTGGTCCAAAGAATATAGACTTTTCTACAAAACTGTTTCGAGAAAACCATCGTCCTTGGATTCGTTTAGAGTCATCTATGCTGAATCTTGACGTTGGATATCACATTTTCAGATTTCGTTTCGTAGATATTGATCTGGACGACTATATATCTTTCTATTTTTCATATGTGGTGCAAGATGACAATCCAAATAAGCCATATATGTATATGACACGAGATGAGGTGATTTCGTGATATCTATTTATGTTTCAAAAATGTTCAAATCTAGCAAGCACCAAGAAAAAGTGCTTGCAGCATTAGGTGCATTTGAAAACGCTGAGCTTGTTAAGCAGCTTGAAGAGTATTTGGATGATGAATACAAGCCTATGGACGATTGTAAACCATCTGAATCAGATGACACAAGTTCTGACAATACTGTAAATCGTGACAAACCTGAATCTACAAATCCATCTCCTATTAGACCTGTATCTAAAAAATCTAATTTAAGTTCTAAAATCTCAGATTTAGATAGTGAGTTGAATCCAGATTCTGAAGATGATTCTGACACTGCACCTGATACTGCTGTAGAAGATTCATCTATAGATTCAAGTTCTATTACATCTCAAAAATCTGTAACTGCAAATACTACATTACAGAATCCACTTATTGTGACTCAAAACTTGTACAGCAGTCTTGTTGGTGAATTGAAGGGTACACTCAATGCACGATCCGAAACATCTGGTGTAGCACGAATTTCTATAAAGTCAGAAGAACTGTGGATTTATTATAATGATGATGTAAATCTAAATTCTATGATGCCAAATGTCATCGATGTTCTAAATGCGGCTAATTATTACTACTTGGTATTTAATCGACTTGCAAGAACAGACAATGCTATTGTATTTGACTTAACAACTACAGATACAAATAATTCTGTGGATGGTGTACAGAATGACTGATAAATCACTTCCACTTGTAGAAGATATCGATTTTCATTACTTACTAGGTTTGCTTCCTCCACTTGAAAACATTCCGGAATTTGCATGGCTACCAGAGTTATTTTCAATTATTGGGGCAGAAAGTCTGATAACTTTATCAAAATATGCAGGTGGAGAAACTATTAAGATTCCTACCATAGCACAATTATCAAACAGTATTTTAGCATTACAGTATTTTTACGATTGCTATATATCAAATAAGATCCAGGCATCTGAAATACCGGATTCTATGCACAGTACCGTTGCAAAAATAAAGGAAGTATACGATGCTTGAAACAATATCTGAAATGATGAAGTCCGATGCGATTCCATTTTACGATTATTATTCTAAGTATATGTCAGATGTGCAAGACAGCGATATAGATTTAGAGTTACATCGACTTCAAACAGTTAATAATCTTACAACCAATTCTATGATACAACTTGTAAATAGAATGGTTTTTGGTGGTGGTGAAATTGATCCCTGCATCTAAATTACAAAACAGTTATGTGAACATATATGCTTGCATGCGTAATTATATTTGGGATTTTCAAACAGTTGAAGCTCTTGCAGATTTAGAGATTGAAACCTATAAGAGATTTCCTAATCTTGATGTACTTGCTAGTGATTTTATAAAGTTGAAATCTCTGGTTGGATCAACAGATGTATATCACGATGACGATGAGTTTCAAAAAAGTTTTGAAAAATATGAGAATCTTTTAAATGATACTGATTCTATATATGCAAATCTGAAAACTTTCAGAAAGGTGGTAGTTGTAGCATGAGTATTAAGGTGAAAAAGACAAAGAAGCAGACTATTTCAGCGTCAAAATCTACTAAAAACTCAGGCAAATACACTGATGCGACAGATTCTATTACTGCTGCTATCTATGCACTCGGTGATAGTGCAAAATCTGGTGATATTCTTGCACGAGAATCTATTGCAAATTTAAGTGTTATTTTGTTTGAACTTCAGTAACTGACTGGTGGTGAATACATTGAGCATCAAAACCGTTGATGACAATACTGTTCTGAATCCGCTGTATCAACGACAGAAAGAGGATGTGTGCAAAATGCGTACATCCTTATTGGCATGTACAGATGCCAATGGTGGATCTACTAGACAGGCGCTTCAAAATATAACCGCTATGCGTGTATATCACCAGCTTATGAGAATCATTCGATACACAGAACTTATGGACAAGCTAGAGGATAAATTGTATAGTTGCATCGATTCTGCAATTGATTCTGCATCCAGTTCTGATCCTACAACGTGGATGATGCTTCTAAATATACAAGAGAAACTACAGAAAAGTATGATTGAATCTCATAAGTTGCTACAGCCATATCTTGATATTAAAGAATTTACTGTAGTAGAGCTTGCTCCAGACGATACAGATAGTGCAAAATCCGATAGTTTGCTGAGCCCAGAAGAACGAGATAGTGTACGTTCAAAGGCACAATCACTCATGCTAGAATTAAAGAATCTAGATGCAGGCGGTGATTCAAATGAATGATGCCACTTGTAATGATATTCTAGATCGTATTCGTGGAATATACTCTAGTTCTACACCAGAGGAAAAATCATATTTGCGTAAAATATTGGAGGAAATATCTGATACAGGGTATTCTCCGACATATGAGCAAATTTGGTTAGAGGATTTCAAAGAGATTCCTGTTACAATTGATACTTTTATAGAATCCGAAACATATCTCGGAAAAACCAATAGATGTGGTAAAGCAGTATATCCATTTTGGAGAAAAGAACTTCGGCGGATGTTTGACGCTGGAAACAAGTATCACGAATGGGTTTTAACTGGTGCTACTCGTATCGGTAAATCATCCACAGCGATTACAGGTACAGCATACATGCTATATCGATTAATGTGTTTGAGAGATCCACAAAAATTCTTTGGTAAGAAAGATATTTCTAAATTTTCGATTCTGTTTTTTAACATTACAAAGGATCTTGCAAAGGGTGTAGCATTCCGTGAGTTCAACGATACATTGAAAGCCAGTCCATGGTTTAACGCTCATGGTACATTTTCAAGAAGTGATAGAGATTTCTACTACATCCCAGAGGGTGGAAAAATTGTAATCGATTATGGCTCTGATGCGTCACATGCACTTGGTCAGCAGGTTTTTGTTGGATTTTGCGATGAAATAAACTTCTCACAGGCTGGCGTAAAGGATGTAAACAAAGCAAAAGCACACATGAGAGAGACCTATAATACGATATCAGCTCGTGTAAAGGGTACATTCAAACATGGCGGTGAAGTTTTCGGAAAACTGTTTGCTGTCAGTTCCAAACGTAGCGATAGCGACTTCATGGAATCATATGTACAAGAGCAGTTGGCTGCTGGGGCAGGAGATCATATGATGATAACTGATGCTCCACAGTGGGAAGTATTGCCACCAGAAACATTCTCAAAAGAGAAATTCTACATTGCTGTAGGGGATAGGCATCATCGAGGATTTGTTATACCAGATAATCAATGCTTTCCAGATGCATTAAATGATTTGAAGCAACAAGGGTATACCATTTTAACCCCACCTGTTGATATGAGATCTGATTTTCTAGCAGATTTTGAAATTGCACTACGAGATTTAGCTGGTATTGCAAACGTCGGAGCATTGTCCTTTATTACACAGGAATCTTTAACCTTGTGTATAAATAAGAATAGAAGAAATCCATTTTATAATGATATTCTTCAAATTGGTGTACATGATGCTTATACCATCGAAGAATTTTTTCATGAGGATGCTGTTCTCCCAGAATTCAAGCATACATCTATCTATATTCATCTTGACTTGTCATTAAATGGAGATAGAACTGGTATATCTGGATGTGGTATTACAAACAGAAAAGATGTTACTGGCAAAGACGGCAGTAGAGTATCACTCCCATTTTTAACACATATGTTCTCTGTCGCAATTGAGGCACCAAGAGGAGATAAAATTCCATATAGTAAGATACTTGCTTTTATATGTTGGCTTAGAGATCGTGGCTACGATATTCCTATTGTATCTCGTGACCAGTTTCAGAGTGAATATATAGGTCAACAGTTGGAACAAGAGGGATTTGATTCTCCCAAAATATCATTAGATAGAACACCAGACGGCTATATAGCACTTCGAGATATTTTGATAGATCAAAGAGTCGATATGTTAGATAGTACATTATTACAAGATGAACTTGTACATCTACAAAGAGATAGTGTTACAGGGAAGGTGGACCACCCGGTTGGTGGGGGGAAGGATCTGGCCGATTCCTTCGCTGGATGTATTTGGGATGCTATCTTGCAGAATCCAGGAACATCTATTCCTATTCAATCTATTGGACCAGCAATTCTTGGTGTAAATAAATCTAACCGATCTAATCATTATGGCAACTCAGTAATGAGCACACTTGCAAGTATGTATAAACGATAATATTTTCTGAAAGGTGAATGACTATGTATAAGAGAAACCTTCTCAAACCTGGAGATTACGTATTAGCTGTTCCAGTCGGCTTACATTTGACACTAGAGTATAATACATCCGGAAATCTAGCTCGTGTATATAAGGGCTTTAATTTAGATAAGCAAGATGTTACATCAAAACTGATGATGCCTTTACTTGCTAGCAATACTGTTCCAGGGAAGATTCATATTACATCTGGAAAAACATGGGTAACAGGTGTTTTATATACTGGAACTCAGTTTTCTGCATCTGGGGATCTTCCACAGGCTGCGTATGATTCACTTGTTGATTCATATTTGAAATACCCAGACAAGTTTAACTTTTTCGCTGCTACTGCCGAAAGTACAATTGTACCATTAAAGGGTGCAAATCAAATGCGTTCTACACTAATGATAGATAATTTTCATTTGTTGCCAGCATGGGTTGCACCTGCAAATGTATCAGATGATGTATTCACAAAGTGGATTAATAGCGACAGATTTCCATTCAATGATCCGATTATATCTGACTGTATTATTTTTAGAGGATCAGATATTTTATATGAGTCTTTACAATTGAAACAATTCACTGTTGATCATATCGAAAAATATGTGGATGATAATGGGTACATTAAAGCAAGAGTATATAATACTGATAATAATGTCCCAATAGCATACGATTATTCTGACATTGTACGATGGGGTATTGGGCCAAATTCTTTGTTAGTGTTGGATTCTGATAATCAGCCAGTACATTCAAAGTATATTGGTAGATGGAAGGCTGAAAAAAGAAGCAATATGCTAACTTGCTCATTTTGTGGAAAAGCTTTTTCTGTACCATCTAGTGGATACGTACAATGCTCTGATCCGCATTGTACGTCTAAACTGCTGAGCAAAGTTACACACTTTCTTTCGGTTCTCCAGATGGATGTTCCGAAGAGTACAATGATTCTTGCTTTGATAAAAAGTCGCACCTTGACTTGTATTCCAGATTTATTTCTCTTGGACACTTATGTAAATAAAATGGTAGAGACCACGCTTGCATGCATTTTACGAGCATTTATTCCTGTAAAGCTCATTACAAATGATGATGTGTTTACATTGTTTGCAAATGCTTGCAATAACAATATTAAAACATTCCTCTATTATGCCCAGAATACAGATTGTATAGCATCTGATCTAGGTATAAGGCATCCGGATCTAAATAAATTGATAATGTGGTTTCATGATCCTTGTAATCTATCCGATCTTACCACTGTTGTCACGAGTGTACAAATTATTTTTCATGACCAGGACAAGCGATTCAATGGAGCACCTATTTTCCGAGGTAAAACAATTTGTCTGACAGGCGATTTTGTACATGGTAGTATCACAGACGTATCAGCCATTCTAAGTAGTTATGCTGCACACGTCACTACACACTTTACATCTGATGTAGACTGTGTAATTACCGGATCTGTTCGAGAGAATATTGATAGCAAAGTTGTATCAAGTGCTAGATCCTATAATATTCCTATATTTGACGAAACATCATTCTTTACTGAATATGAAATAGATACAGATTTGCAATCTGTAATGTCATAATGGGGTGATACCGTGAGTAGATTACTTGATAAACTAAATAAGCACATAACTAAACATGACGCTGTTTCTTATATAAGATCTATTGTTACCGGTTCTGTATTTCGGACGACTGATACAAGAGGTAATACTAGCATAACCGATATTAAATCTAAAATTGATACAATGCGAGGCCTTGCAAGAGATTCTCAAATTGCGACAGCCTTGTCCTATTATGCTACAGATGCTACTACAACGAATACATCTGGGCAAATTTTATGGGCCACATCTGATAACAAACAATTAGCTGATATTATAAATGGTCTTTTCAAGAAATGGAATATCAATTCTTACGCAAGAGACCATATTTTAGAACTCGCAACTATTGGTAACTTATATATACCAACAACGGATATGTATAAGGAGTCCACTTATTCTACAAAACAGATTGGTATAGCCTTAGACAATAATACTATTCCAAACAGAGATTTTGATATTATTCCATCATATAAAATACCTCCAGAAGATGTTCTGCATTTGTGGTATCAGGGACAACCATGCGGTTATATGTACGCACCAGATGATGATTTTAGCGGACACATTCGCTATCCTGAATCATCGATCATACACTTCTCTTTAGGTGGAATCTTAGGTGACTACACAATTGACACCAAACAAGCTGATGGATCTGTAAAGACATGGGATATCATGTTTGCTGAACCACTTATGAGCAATGCAATTTCACCTACACAGACATTAAATTTGTTAGAGGATGCAACACTACTTTCATCTTTGAGTCGTGTAGTGCGATTTGTAAATGTAGACTGCGGTGATTCAAATGACGAAGAGGCTGTTACAGCATATTTGCAACAAATTAAAGATGCGATTGAGCAAAATCTGTCTATTAATACGTCTACTGGAGACGTTCAAAGCTTTGTAAATCCACAAAGCCCGAATAATTTAATTTACCTTCCAAAACGTAAAGGTCAAGATATTGTATCTATAACAGATTTGAACATGGCTGACTTTACAGAGGCTGATAATAACTTGTTGGAATATTATCAAAACAAGAAACTATCTGTTCTCGGTGTGCCAAAAGAAGCAATGAACTTTTCATCTAATGAGGGTTTAGGCGGTGCTGGTTCTGTTATGTCACAGCGTTCTGCTCTATACGCTAATATTCTGACAAGAATAGAAACTGCATACAAAGCAGGGTGGACGAGTGCATTGAATACATATTTCAAGTCAAATAATATGAGTGCATATGCTGATAACTTTGAGCTACACATGAATCCGATCATTACAACTCAATCTACAATTCAGTTTGACAAACGTGATTCTGCACTGAGTCAAGCGGATACATTCGTAAATGTTCTAAAGAATTTAGGTGTTACAAAATCAGATGCATACAGAGAAGGACTATCTGAGATCCTCACAGAGGGATTTCCTCAAATGGGATCAGACGCTAATGGTTGGCGGTTAAATTTGGACGAAGGAGATGATACAAGTGAACTCTAATCAAGCATCTATATCAAATCTATTTTTCCACGATTTAAAGCTGTACAATAGCACAAATTTCAGAACATTGTGCAGATCTGATTTGACATCAGTTACACCAGAAACTGTAAAAGCGTTTAGTAGTGTAATTACACGATATTTTATTTTCGCTGAAAAGCATCCTGAAATTTCTGATTTACAACTGAGAATGCTGTATTTCCAGTTAAAGCTTGATATGATTGGGCGGTATTTTGCAAATTATCCGAATGTAAACTCAGATGATCTAATTGCATTTCAGACAGAGCTAAAATACTACGTTGCAGAAGATGGTGATTCTGATGTCTGAGCCTTTACGATATAATATTTCAGATTGGCACCAACTATCTGGATGCCAATCCAATAATAGCCGTGATTTACGAATATTTGTATCTGATTTTATTCAGGATAGCCGTCTTGTAGGACTTCGTATTCAGATATGTCATGCAGATTTTGGAATCCTATTTTCGTGCATTTTGAATGCGCGTGGCAGTCTTGTATCTAAACTTGGAAGTCAGATTGCTTATGAACTATCAACAGATACGATTCTTTCGATATTGAGCAAGTATGGATTTCTTATCACATTCAATCCTAAAGCACATTTACCACAAGATCAGTTAGATTATCTGAAATCTGTGCAAGCATTTGGATTTGATAAGATTCGCGTAATATCAGTTCCAAGTTTTGAGAACAGCATAAAAATCTCAAAATCTCATATTGTGGCATTTAATGTTGACAAGAATCCGAAATGGATAGATAACCTGTACTCTCCATCATATAAAGAGTTTCATGTAAGTCTTGAAACTGGAAGTACAATTATTTTATCAAGAATTTCTGATACAAATAAATGGTCTTGGGGTTGGTTAGATTATGTAGCGTCAATCGATGATATTCTAAAAGATAATATGGATGGTGAATAATTGTGGATAACAAAGCAATTGCAATTGTAACTGAATATGTTAAGAGTCATTTAGATGCAACAGATGGTAACATTGATTTTGAAGTGTATACAGTATGGAAATGCAAAGCACTTCAAAATTGGAAGTATCTGTTGTCTACCACACTGTTCGATGGTATGTACTATGAACTGACATATAATGGTGACAAGCACGAGTGGTACCTTGATGCTTACAAGAAGTTTGAAAACAAAGTGATTACAGAGTGATAGGAGTTAAATTATGAAAAAGCTATTCATTTCCCAGCCGATGCGTGGTAAATCCGACGAACAGATCATTGCAGAACGACGTACTGCAATTCAGACTGCAATGCGTTATTTGAATGAAGATGTAGAAGTCATTGACAGTTTCTTTAAAGCTGCACCACATGATGCAAAGCCGTTGTGGTTCCTCGGCAAGTCATTAGAACTTTTGTCCACTGCTGATGTAGTATATTTCGCTGACGGATGGCAGGATTATAGGGGATGTAAAATTGAGCATGATTGCGCTGAAGCCTATGGTATCAAAATTTTATAATTCTGGTGATGTGCTATGCAGAATAATCTTATAGGTCCTGACATACAGCTGATGCGTGATCGCTATGACGAAGCTCTAACCTTACAAGGCATCCAATGTAAATATCAATATCCTTTATTTGCAGATTCTAATGCACAAGGTGAGTCTGTTATAGATAGCTATTCAGAAATGATTCACACACAGATATTTTTTGACGGAAATCCAAAGGTCAAAACATATAAACGACTCGGATGGGTAGTTGAAAATGATAAGGATTTGCCATTTTTGGTACATTGCAGCTTTAATTTACAAAACTTGCAAAAAGACTGCTTATTTCATATATCCGGTCAGTATACTGGTATGCCAGATCGAACATTCCGTGTTACAGAGTTGACATGTGATATACAAGCACCGGATCATATGATTGCACAAGTAATTCCTGTATATGATAAACAGACTGTAGGACGTACCAGAAAAGAAATTGCAAAGACATTTGATAAATCAAATTATTTCCTACAAGATCCGATAGATTATCGAGGAACTTATGTATCAGAGTTGCCAGGTGATAGATAAGGTGGTGAATTTGTGCTATACCTATATGATAATGCAATTGTAGACGATTTGATGCGTAGCTTTAACCCAAATCATGTAGAAAATCCAGTTGTTAAAGTGATTTCTCCAGAACAGATTATAGGGCTAGCTGCACAAATTCAAGATGACAGTGTATCATTCCCGATTGTAGCATTAGATCGAGATGATAATACATCCATTGACGCAGATCGAATGAATTTTACACGAGCACATTTTGGGGTATCTTCAGTTTTAGATACTGAAACTAATAATTTATACTATGAGAAAGCAATACCAGTTAAGCTATCTTATGGTTTAACTCTGTTGACTACAAACACAGCAGACAGAGATGAGTTATTAAAGGAACTGATGTTCAAATACATGAATATGTATTATTTGACTATACAGTTGCCGTACTACTGTAAACGTAAGATTCGATTTGGTGTAACAATTGACACTAATTCTGAGATTCAGCATTCTTCTGGAAGTTTTGACTATCTGGAAAGTGGTAAATTGTATCAAACGATACTACCATTGCAGTGTGAAGGGTGCGTGCTTGTAAGCTATACTCCTGTGAAATTAAAACGAGTTACACATTTTGTAACTGCCGAACTAATCGATAAATCGTAAACCTTATATATCGTCATGTGAGGTGATATTGTGATCTACAAAAACCTATCTCGCACTACAAAAACTTTTTATGGTGTAACATTCAAGCCAGGTTCATCTCATGAAGTATCTGGTTATATAACAAATCCAGATTTTATCGCAGTTTCCTGTGCAGACGAGACATCTACTGCAAAGAAACAGGCTACTGCGAAAAAGCAAGTCGTACAAAAAGAAAAAGCACAAAAAGGGGATGAGTTAACCAGTGGCACAGATTGTAATAAATGAGATTTCTCAAAACTATTCGTATAATATCGGTACTACATCTTATGCAACTGTAGCGATGCCGATTACTGCCATGTGGGGACCATGCTATGGTGATCCGGAGTCCATTGTAGGCGATAATGGTACAGTTGATGATGTTTTAGAGCAGACATCATTCCAGCATTTTACAGCAACGCAATCCGGACTAGAAGCATTTACATCTACGTATCGTGGACCTGCATCGAATTACAGATTAGCGAAGGACTATAGTTATCAAATGGCAGTAACCCTACTTACTGCTGGCTATGATGTTCTTGTTTGTCGCGTTTGTCCTGGTGCAAAGGCATCCAAAACAGTAGATGCTTATGCCCCATCCGGCACAAAGCCACACATTACATTTACAGCAAAATATCCTGGTACTTTTGGTAACAGATTAAAGATATCACTTACTAAAGCATCTAACGGGAAATACTGGAATCTAATTACATATGTAGTAGACGCATCTGGTGTTACTACAGCTGTTGAAAATTTGATTTTTGTATTCGATGCAAACGCTGCAACGGATATTATCCCTCATGTTAGTGAAGTCGAATCAGATTTTATTGACATTAGTACAGATATTTCAGTTGACACTCATGCTTTTGATTCCAATGGTTCTACAACTGTAGTTCAGCAGCTATCCGGTGGTTCTGACACTATGACATCTGATTCAACTGCTTCTACAGCATGGGAATCAGCAAAAACACTTGCTGAAACAAGATATAAATCTGCGGGTTATACAGAAACATCCAGTTGTAAGTATATTTCCGCATTTGACACAGCACCAACTGATTCATTAGTGTCAAATACTCAGAAATACAAAGAATGGATATATAATGCAGCATATACTGTATATGATCTGCTACAGGATAAACTAAACTACAATCCAAATCGCATTATCAGCCCTGGTTGGGACGATCAGAATATTTGTGAACTTACAAATTCATCCGAATCTGTTCAGCTTACTGAGGTTTCTCCATTGCATAAAAAGATAATGGAAACTGCGTTTACAAGTCGTTGTGCTACAGGATTTATTGATATTCCGAAGTCAGAATCAAGACAGTATGTGTCAAATGATGATTCCAAAAAGCTTGGATATGCTCAGATGCTTTCTAAAGTAGGAACCGATGTACTTACTACAGATGCAAATGCGGCTTTATATGCGTCGCATTCTGCATTGTTTGCACCATGGGGATCTTACAAGTATGTAGGAGCATCAAAAGCTTTTACTGCATCTCCGTCATTTCTTGCATTAATGCTGCAAAGAGCAATGATTTTAAATCAATCCTTACAGTATGAGTGGGCATTACCTACAAATCGTAAGCACAATCTTACCGTTGGTAAGATGGATTACAAGGTATCTAAGCAATTTCTTGACATCTGGCAAAAGCTTGATGGGGTTAGCCTGAATGCAATTACTGAGATACCAGAACTTGGTTTGAACGTGTGGGGCAACTCGACATTATATGATGTGCTACCTGCTACATACCAGGCACTTGCAAATCTATCTACAAGATTTTTGGTAAATGCTGTAGAGGATGTTGTGTATAAGTGCGGTATTGCAATTACGTTCCAATATAATAATCAGCAAGCTTATGACAAATTCTATGCTGGGGTAACACCAACATTGGATACTATGAAGAATGTGGGTGCTATCGAAGATTACTATGTAACTATGGCTGCTGATATTAACGGCTTGGATCAAGTAAACGCCAATACTGTAATTGGTAAAATCTATCTTGTAGTCAATGGCGTAGTGAACGACATTAAGGTTGATCTGATTGCACTTCCTCCTGGGAGTGATTTAAATCAATATAAGTCTTGATCGGTGGTGATGTGATATGTTTACACCTTTATACATGGGTACAAATCATATGCTAGGAATTGACAATTTTGTTCCATTAACTACAAATAACTTTGAAATCCGTATCTATAATATGGACGGTTCCACTCCAACTGAAAACGCAGATCTGTTGACGTTGTCTACCGATGAGGTTGGTCCCGTACAAGAACAACAAGATAGCATTGTTGTCCATTATGGGAATGGTGTCATTAAGTTTCCGTCTAAGGTTACATTTGCTGATGTTGACTGGACGCTGAACTGTTATTGTGAGCCGAATGTGCTTGACGCTTTACGTGCATGGCGTAAGCAAGTATATGATTCCAAAACTGAAAAGATGGGATTACCGTCTGAGTACATGAAGCAGGTATATTTCATTAAGTATGACGGACAAGGCCGTGCAAGAGATGTTATCAAGTGTCCTGGAACATGGATCGGTGCACTTGATAATGGTAGTGGCAATCAGGCAGGCGGCGATATTGTTAAGGTAAAAGTTCCGTTTGTCATTTCTCGTGCAATTTACTTGAAACCAGAAGATATTCGCTGATTTTAATTCACCTTAAAACCTTTGAGGAGTGTTTCACATGGCAATGATTTCAGAAAAGATCGAACTGCTTGGTAAGAATTTATATACTGATATTCCGGGTACACTGACATTAAAAAGCATTCCAACAGCATCTGAATTGGAGTATGTTGGTAGTGAAGATTTTGTAGGTACCATGCTGGATAGCATTCTTCCAGAGGCAGTAGATGAAAATTTAAATTTCCATAATCTTTTGGAAGTAGATTACTATTGGATTTGTAGATGCCTTAGAATTTTGAATTATGGACCATACTACACAACTAATGCTGTGTACTGTCGTTCATGTGGAAAGGTTTCATACGGAGAATTTCGAGTAAATTTGAAAACTATCAACTGCATTCCTATTCCTGATGATTTTTCAAATGACATCGTGGTTTCAAAAGATGAATTTTTGGATTTCAGCGGTGATGTGCATTTAGCACTGCCTACAATTCAGCAGATTATCAATTGTAGAAACGATAAGGCATTTCAAACACCTGACGGTAATCTTGACAGTGATCTTGCAAGAATCTGCTATATGGTTACGTCAATTGGCGGAAAGTCTAATTTAACTCCGATTGAAATCAAATATAAAATTAAGAATGATTTGAGTGCAGCTGATTATATCATACTGCGAGATCGTATTTCAGAGCTGTCTGATTTTGGATTGCGTAATGGTGGCACAGCACAGTGTCCGAAATGTCATAGTAATGACGCTTCATTTGTTGCATTGGTTAATGATAAGTTTTTTCGCCCGTCCCTGGGAGATCTCCGGCAATGGAAACACGATCGAAGTGCAGGGGAAAATAAAAACATATCAAGAAGTGCGACAGCAACTATACGAAAACATAATTGATGAAACAATTTTTATTGCACGAGCATCTGAAGGTGCTGTGTCAACAGAATGGCTTATGCAGCAACCGATTTTTATTCGGAAAAAGTATGTAGATTCCTTTACTGCTGAATTGAAATCTAGAGAGGCTGCTTTGAAAAAGAAATAATTGAAATAAGGGATAAGGTTAAGGAATCTTATCCCTTGTTTTGTGCATAGGTGGTGGTTTTATGCCTACAAATAATAATGACATAATTTCTGAGATTAATGGCAGCGATCAGTCAAATTCCAAGAACTTCAGCAATTTTGAAGTTAAAGAATTATATATACTTGAATCTATTGACAAAACTGTAAAAGATATTTTGAAATCAAGTGGGCAATCTTCACAGTCCAATGCATTCAATACCTTATCTGGTAGTAGATCATTTCGAGATAAATCAAAATCAAATATATCAGCCGGAAAGGGATTTTCTCGTAGTGCTACAAATGATTTTGCAGATGCTTTTAAGAAATCAATCTTTGAAGCACTTATTGGTTCTGATTTTAAAGAGCAAATTCAAAGTGTATTTTCAGATTTAGCAGACGGGTTAGGCGTAGAAATAGGTGATATTCCAAAAACTCTTGGTGCAGAACTTGGAAAAACTGTGATGTCTGCATTTAAGGGTTCCGCGATTGGAAAAGAATTAACTGGTAAATTAGATGACGCGAAATCTAAATTTGTTAGTAATTTAAGATCTACTATACTTGGCACTAGCCAGCAATCTGCAAATGCTAAAAATGAGAAGTCTAAAGGTTCTCAATCTCAGCAAGCTGACGGAGATTCTATATTTAGAAAATCTACTAAAAGCAATGTAGTATCTGACATACAGAATATTGTAATTCATGCACAAAGTGTTACAGTACAACAGTCTGATATTTCTAATCTTGCATCCGGTATATCAGAGGAACCCGCTGAACAGATTAAAAACATCATTTCAAGCAATCTTGGGGGAGATGCACTAGCTAAGTTCAAAGAAGCGGATTTGGGTACGATAAAAGATTTCATATCAAAGGGCGATAAATCCAGTATTGCAAACATGTTTACTAGTGCATTTGGTGAATCTGGAGAAGTGTCATCCACTATTCAGGCTCTAACAGGTATGATGAGTACCAGCGGTGCTGAACTAGTCGGATCTTCCGAATTGGCAATAGGTGCAATAGGAGGATTAACCGGTGCTGCTGTAGTAGCAGGTGCTGCGATGGTTGCAGTGACAGCTGCTATGTGGGCATTGTCCCCTGCAATCGAAGCTACTACAAAACTAATAAAGAAAGCATCAGAAACCGCAGATAGATATGCTACATCTAGACAAAATCAAATTAAAACTGAAACAGATCGGTTAAAAGCAGACGTAGAAACAATGGTTAAAGCCCCATTTGACATTCTAAAGCAGGCTGCTGAAGAAATGTATAATGTGTGGGACACTAATCTCAGAAAAATAAATGGTACACAAGGATATAGTAAAGATGACTTACAAGATTTGATTGCGTCATTTGCAGATAGACTGCGTTCTGAGGGTTTAACAAAAGTTGTCAGTGCAAGCTCTATTACAGATAATCTTGCAAAGGTGTTGGATTCTGGACTAAGTGGTAAAGTTGCAGAAGAATTTGCGTATATTGCAACAAAGCTTAATGCCGCAATTCCGACACAAGATTTCTTTTCATATGCAAGTACTTATTCTTCTATTGCCGCAAATGCAATCCGACAAGGCAAGTCACAATCTGACGCTATCGACGAGGCCAATCGACAGTTAGAAGGATTTGCAAATAATATTTTATATGCAAGTCGCGAAGTTGCAGGTGGTTTTACAACTGGTTTAAAGGACGCAGAGAATCTATTCACAGAGTCTGTACAGATTGCACAAGCGTCTAAAACTGGAAATGCTACTCAGATTTCCGCAGTAATGACTGCTGTTTCTGCTATTACAGGAGCAATTGCACCAGATTTAGCACAGTCTATGACTGACGCTATTTACAAGGCGGCGACTGGTGGTAATAGCTCAGAGATTGTGGCGCTACGTTCACTAGCAGGAATTAATGCGTCAAATACTGAATTTCTGAAGCAACTAGCGCAAGATCCACAGAAGGTGTTTGCAAATCTGTTTTCTGAATTAGGAAAACGTCAGAATATGTCAGAAGACGCTTATATGGAAGTTGCAGAAGGACTCTCTAGTATTTTCGGCGTGTCTTCTGATGCTTTTGCAAGAGTGGATTTTTCCTACTTAGCTCAGGCTATATCATCTATGGATACAAATAGCACTGCACTGCTGGATAATATGGATCTTCTTGCATCTGGTCAAACTACCACAAATGCAGAACAGTTAAAAATGCAGCAGATCAATGAGTACATGCTCGATGAAGGATTGTCATATGTACTTGATAACGCTGCCGCTAGATCTATTCAAGAACATATGTGGGATGAACAAATTGCAAATGATTTGATGGAGGCTACATACGGTGTAGAGTTACAAGGGTCTGCACTTGAATTTCTGGAAGGAATTCGTCATACTGTAGAAAACATTATGGTACTTGTAAATCCTGCTGCTATGTTTGGAAAGATTAAAGCAGGAATTACAAATTTGATTGGATCCGCAGTTGAAAGCTCCGCACAAAGGGCAGATGTAAAGCAACTTCTTGAACTTGGAAAAGTTGGAAACGGAAATGCTACAGCAGCTTATCAGCTGACAACAACTGGTCAAAACCTAAATGTAACAGACGACATTATCAGTCTTATGGGTGGCATTTCAGCATATTCGACAACATCAAAAATACGACAAAGTCTTGTAAATACTTATACGCCATGGAATTCTTTTTACGATACAACATCATCCAGAGGATTTACAAATCGGATGAATCAGGCATATGCTACATTATCGTCCATTGGATCTATATTTAATTCTAGTCCATCTTCTAACTATCATTGGGGGACTGTAGGCAAAAGTAGCTCTGGTATATCTTCCGTCATTACAGGATCTGATGTTTTAGGTGTATCTGCATTAAAATCACGGGAATCTCAATCTAGTAATCCAACACGAGTAACAAATAATGCAGTGCAGAAGTTTCTAGGTACAATGAGTTCTTACTTGGAAGAGAATTCTGGAAAGGATGTTTCTTATGAAGACTGGGCGAAAACTGCAACCAGATTTGGAATATCGAATTTATCTGATGCACTAACCGATGTAGGTCTTACAAATGAGGCAGTTCAGGGGCAATTTGAAGCATTTCAAGCAGAGGAAGGTATCAGAATTAAACAGGAACGAGAGCAACGTGAGGATCAATTTTGGGTAGATAATATCACACAGCTATCTACTAGTAACTCATGGATGGAAAACATTTATAAGAAGCAGTCTGATTTTTATGATGATTTTATACTGTTTCATGAAGATTTTCTTGCATATGGCGGCAAGGCAGGGCGATTTGAAGCCTATCAAAAAGCTTTTAACGCTTATTGTACAAGCTGGACAGAGTATTACGTTAAACACACTGCATACAGAAATGCAGTGGGATATGATAGTTCTAGTTGGGATAAGGTTAGATCTGCTGAAAATTCAAAATCAAGAGATGCTGTATATGCTCTAGCTGCTGCGTTAACAAAAAATAGTGTAGATCTGTTAGATCCTGCTGTTCAGACAAACGTATTGCTTGCAGAAATTTTGCAGATTGTAAATGCTATACTACAGACTGAATTTTCAAACTCTGATAGTTCCGCACTACCAAATAGCCTATCTGCTTTAGCATTAGGCATAAATAACCTAAAATGACGTAAAAAGACCTTATATATGGGTATATTATCTAGGAGGGATATCTTTGGATTTTATCAAATTTCCAGTTGCTACAACAAATATTTTCCCGTGTGCAAATACTACAAATGGTGGTCAACTTGTAACAGAATTTAACTTACGCTCCAGAGAATCTGTTGCTACAGATTCTAATGTGTCCTATATGATTGGTCCTTCATATGTTCATGGTGAGTCTGATTTTGCCGTAAGCTTGATGAATGCGTCATCCAAGTACTTTGCAGATGAAACACCTACATCATCTACAATTTTAAAAATTAATGAAGGTTCCGCTGTAGTCAACGGTCATTTTATTCAGTCGCTTGTACCAATTACAATAGATTTGGTTTCTGCAAATGAAGAAGCCAGAGTAAATGGTGACGCAGAGTTGACGGGGCATCTTAGCGTAGGTCTACGTGTGATGTATAGCACTGAAGCTACTATGAGCGGATCAATTCTTACCGAATCTAAAGGCACACAATATGCTGATTTGTATGAAGGTGTACAGATTGTTATTTTACCAACTACTGCGTTTAAAACTCCAAGCGAAGTTCCGGATGCACAGGAACAGGTGACTGCGCATCTCTTGCTTGCAACATTCGACTATTTTAATGGCATAGTCACAAATATTCGGCAAAATTATCCGAGGAAATGTGCAGTCATGGATGCAAGTCGGATCTCAAATGTAGATGCTATGCTGACCGACGACTATTTGAGAAAATCCGGCTTAAACTACAAAAAGCTTTATGTATTTGCTGGGAAAGGAAAAAATCCTGACACCGGAAAAGATACATGGTGTGACGCTACAGATACTATGATGGTATGGGATAAAACTCCAACACCTATGACAGATAGTGAGTTTGTGAATAATGCAGCTAATCAAGGACTAGCTATAAAATCCGGAACTTCATCTGATGCTGTAAAAAATTTAATGAATCGGTACCCAGAAGCACTATTTGATACGCTTTCCACAGATGAAGTTGCAATGGTTGTACCTCATAAAGAAATTGACTATCCTATTCATACATCTAGCGGTGAAGCACAATTGTATCCGCTGAAAGTGTATAAGCTTCCAGTAGCGGATTTTGTAGCAAACACACCTGGTACTGTAGATCGAGCATACACAGAACATGTGAAATCTATCACACAGAAAATCAATGACTTATATCATTTAACATCTGGAAAGCAACGATGCTACGTCGATGTTTTGAATGATAGAACAGATTTGCCAGCTTTAAATCAGAAATGGAATGTTGGTGATTACATTCTTGTTGGCGAGGATAACACAATTGATATATCTAATACCGAGTATACACAACCTCCATCCTCTATGTATGTAGTAATACCTGGTATTGTATCAGCTGTAAAATATATAGGTAGTACTAAAAATTTAACTACAGCGTCAGATGAAGTTGCAGTTGGAGGAGGTCAGGTACCTCCGATGGGGGTTTTAATTCAAAGTTTAACACAGTCAGATCCCCCAAATATAACAGATGCATCTGTATATAATGCATATTTCCATTTTGACGAAAATGAATATCGTGGTGCATACGGAGTTGATTATTTTGTGATTGATACACCTGTAATAGACGAATCAACCGGTGTCCAAAAAATTGATAAGGAATCAGGATTATCCCTGTTTGATAGATACTACTATGTTGTTGACACTTCAGGTAAAAAATCTTATACAGATCCACCTATTTGGCTTACAGATGAAATTCCATTGGCTCAAACAGATCGAATTGGTGGATTTTTAAACGTACCAGACACTGCTACAGATGCAGGTTATGTCATTCGTGATGATGAAGGTCATCTTCGCATCCTAGATTATTCTTTACTTAGATCTGGAACACTAGCATATCAACTAGGAGAAGATTTTGAAACATCATCTGGTTTATCCATTTCAGAAATTCAAGCACAGCTAGACGAGTATGTAAATTACAGAGTTGCGTTTCCGAATGCTACACAAATGCACCGCATTCAAAATGACGGTATACCGAACGAAATCAATGTAATTATTCATCTGTCTGCTGCCACAGACGAGGAGATTGCATTTAAGAGTACAACATTAACTATTCGGGCAATTGATTCAAGGTTTAACACTCATGTAAATTTACAGATTTTGGGATCGGCAGATTCTAATGTTACTATAAATATTGAGGACTGTGAAAGAATCAGAATTGATACCATTTCCGGTACACCACATGTGAATCTATATCGTTCATGCTTATATTATGACTATACAATACTGGATAGACTTGCACAGGATACTATCGAGGATATGCGTTTATGGTATGTTATGCGTAAATCTACTGATCCTAGATTGACTGTTGACTATATGACTGTTCGTGAGTACGATACTCCAACCATTTCGTCTGGAACAGATTTTTACGATACAAGCACCCCAAATGATAATCATTTTCTGTATGGTTTACAAAGCCTTACATTTAGTAGTGACGGTACAATTGTTGGATGCTCTATGCTTGTTCGTAATGATTCTACATCAAACGTGCAAGAGGGAAAATTCATTATTGGTAACTCTTATGTTATTCCGCAGGGTGGTGCATTGATGTACCCTCAAAAACTATTAAGAAAGCAATTAAAGGTAACTGGACAATTTATATCTGCTTATCATATTGCGTCACCGGATAAATGGGTGGTACAAAATACAAGCTTCACTGCATTAAGCCAAAAGTATGAGGTTTCTACGGATGGTACTGCAAAAACCATCTCCGGTACAATTACATTCCTTGTAGATGCATTTTATGTAGATAATGCACAAGTTCTGTCCGGAACTGGAACAGACGCATCTGATTCTATCGACGGATGGGAACCGTCAAAGTTTCATATATTCTCAGGTGGTGCTTTATCATGATATATATTCATAATATCATAAAAATAAAATATGTAAATGAGGGATATCTTCCAAATTATCCATATCATATGATCAGCGATCATGAAATGTGCACAGCGTTCTTAAACACTAGTTCAAACAGCTTTTTTACGGATAACTACCCATGCGTTTCAGAATCTATTAAAATTGAATATACGTCTTTAGTTACAGCCATACAATATCACATTGATAAATATCTTGAATCCACACATACCAAATCTCAGTATGAAATTCCAGACTGGGTATATAGTTACATGTTAGGTACTGTAATATCTGTAAATAGTGATCCGTTGGATATTCATGATTTACTAGTGCTATTAGGGTGCGATAATATATCAGATAATTTTTCCGATATTGCATCAAATTTATGCTACAAAGAGAGTAATCAATGGCTCAGGAAGCGACCTACTTTTAATGGTGATTCTCGATATATTATGTATCATGGAAAACGTATTGATTTACGACCTCCGACAATGTTTGGAGAACCGCATGTTATAAAAAGTGCCAGACTAAGAACCTCAAATGCTATGTAAGTGGGTGATATGTTTGCAATATTTATCAATAAATCTTCCAACTAAAAATTCCGCTGGCACATCTTTGACAGAACTTACAAATCTTGTTAGTTCGAGGGATATTGACAGTGTTCTGAATTTAAATAATATAGCAAGATCTCATGATATAGGTAAATCACTTCTTGATTTTTATGAAACACTGGATATTGATTCTTATGATGATGTTACATATCAAGAAAAGGGATCAATTTTGAACACATTAACTGGTGATTCCGATGTGTTTGAAACAGCTGCATTACTCAATGAAACTGAATGGAAATTTTTAAAATTAACAGGTAGTTTTTATGGTATGCTGAAAATTCCAGAAACAGTAAAAGTGTCAAGTGTTACAGGGGTACTAGGCAATAATGAGCATGTGAAGAAAGATATTTACAACAAATCTTTTATAATGCTAAATGACGAGAAAACATACAACCATAAAATCGATCCATCTATATTCAATAATTATGATGGTAAGCGTGGTTCTCAGATTTTAACATCGACACCTACAAACAATCCAATGCAGTGGTTTAAACTCCCTTGGGGTAAAATATCTTTGTATTCTTCACTGTCAGGTAAGTCTATGGATTTTCCTGTATATCCAGATGGTTTGAAAGATGGTGTACAGGCCAACTATGAAACCATGTCTGATATTTTATACCAATATGAACCATGGCAGGTGTACCATAGTTCTGGTCCGAGGTCTAACACATTTTCATTTAAGATGCACCGTGATATGTGGAGCGGAAATCATCTTGACGGAAAATGTAATGAGCTGATCCGGTTTTGTGAGGCAAATTGCTATCCGGATTATAAGGGTGCATCCGTTCAAACTTCAACAGTTACTTTATATCTTGTAGGAAAGCCATACATTACCGGAGTTATGACTTCTGTAGATGTTTCATGGGACAGTGACAGTCCAATCGGACAGGATGGGTTTTATCTAGTATGTCAACTAGACTTAACTATCACAGAGGTAGCGTCAGAACCATTGAGCTATAATACAGTTATGAATAAGGGGTTGATCTCATGAGTTCATTATGCTCAAAAAAGTATATCAAACCAATATATTATGATACACTAACACCTTATCAGGAAATAGATTACCATGGTATTCAGTATACGGTTTGTCGAGATTTTGATAATATCAGCAGATATCGTGGTCTGCGTCAAATAGTACATGATCCAAATGAATCGACTCGATACATTACATTAGAAACACAAAATACGGTGACATCTAATGCAAAATTTGAATATTATGATGTGCCACTATCTGAAGAAAATAGGCTAGATCTTATTTCAAATAGATTTTTCGGTTCACCTCAATACAGCTGGGTAATTTCTTATTTTAATGATATTGAAGATGGGTATACTGTTCATGAAGGTCAAAGATTACGCATATTGAAGAATATTACAGCACTGTTCAATAACGGAGAATTGCTTGCACCAATTTCAGCAATGCAGATGAATCTTGGCACAGAATAACCAGATTTACAAGTTCATATTTGTACATCTTGCACATTGACTTTTTGAACTGACAACGATAGAATAAGAGTAGAAACTGTAGAACTTTTGGAGGTGATTGTATGAAACGTTATGTAAAACGACAACCATACGAACCTAATAATCTTGACAAAATATTAACGGCAGAGTCAGTTGATGTAAATTCTGAAACTTATGATATTGAATCTGATTCGCTCGACACATATTACTCGTTTACATCATTGGAAGAGTATAGAAAATTTTTGAAACAAGTAGGGGCTGATTAATTGTCACGTATACTGCAATTAAGCAATCGATATATTCGTGGTAGAAAACGTTGTAAGAAACGTGGTTGTAATATGAAATTGCTTGATGCTATAGAAACTATTTTGTCAACTAGATCATTTACAGATGGGGAAATTGTAAAATATAAGGTTCATAACCTATCTGGATCATTGAAAGGATTTCAAGAATTGCATCTAGGAAATCGATGTAGCGATTGGGTTGTAATATATCAAATATCAGGAAACCACGTTAAATTTGAAGATACAATTGTAACTATGTATGATACTGGAACACATAAAGACTGCTTTGGTGCTTATGAACCAGACAACATGGAAATTATTTGGGTGTGATTAGGCATCAACATGTTATGTGTTTGCATCAAAACTAATCATGCATTGACTTCATAACCTTAAATAATAGCGATAGCTCTTTATAAGAGTTATCGCTATTATTTTTGTTTGTTATGGAGGTGTGCATCTTGAAAAAGCAACCATTTTGTAATTTTACATTAGCAGGTGTAAGTATTACAGATTTTGGATTAGAAATGCCATCTCCATTTGCATCTTTGGAATTAAGCAATAGTGAAATACAGTCTATGACATCATGGACACTGAATTGCATAGTTGGTGGAGATGCCTCACGAAAAATGAATATTGCGGCATTTGAAGCACTACTGTATAGTGCAGCACAGTCTGCAGCTCAGTATCCAGATTCCAGTGGTATTCCAGTATCATTTATCTTTGGGTGGCTAGATGAATTTGGGAATGTTGCAGAATGCTTATCCTATCAAGGTTTTACAATTAAGTTTTCGGTAAGCACTACTGGAGTATACATGAACTATAAAATCACAGGATATGCGTCGCTTGCAGTGCAAACCAGTATGCCTGTATTGCGTATTCCTGCGGTGAGCGGATTTGTACAGCCGTCTGCAATTGTTGTAGCACTAGCAGAATCTGTTAAGGCTACATCTTACTATGAACTTGATATAGATCGAAATGACACACCAACTCTTGTAAATCATGGACCTATTACAACTAGCTTTAATAAGTATGTTCGCGGTGAATTTTCAGCAGATGACGAATATTCAGAATTTCCAGGACTGCTTCCACTATCTAAAACATATAGTTCTGCACAAAATGCCGCAGGATTGATTTATGGCTTCCACGGAGTCCGTAAATTGAGTCAGGTTGTAAATAATGCAACAGACCATGTTTCAGATTATTTAAGACGTAGTAATGTAGATACAACACCACAGTGTGCATCATTTAGTTATTGGGTAGATGAGCCGACAATGACTCGTCCTGGAATTATCCATTATAAATCAAATGCTAATATTATGTCGTCACAGAATAATGACGTACTGGAGTATGGCACAGAAAATGCAAATGTTTTATCAATCAGCGGCAGCTATGATGGTGTAGCATATAATATGTCTGATATGAATTTCAGACAAGTTGGATTTGCTGTAGATGGTAGTGGTAATACTATTACACAAGATGCTCAGGTTGTAAACAGTTGGAGCAGTTCTCTTTCTGATGTGTTTCAGTCCGCTAGTATTATCAATGACGTAAACGCATTAGCATCTCAGTTTAGCGGAGATTTCACGGTTCAGATTCCAGGTAGTGTGAAGTCATATACTGTGGCTCAACCAGTTTCCTTGATTGTATATTCTGGTGGTGCACTATCACCAATTACAGGCATTTATAACATCGTATCTGTAACTCATAATGTGAGCAATTTATTTGTGACTACGCTGAAACTACAGCGGTTAGTTATCAGTAATGCAAATCAGACAGCTGCGGCACAAGGAATATTTGTTTCAGGAAGTAGTAACTATAATCGAAGTTCTTACGATACGACAAATAATATCATTACTCCATACATGGTCAAATTCGGAGATCTATATCCGAATTTTGAGCACATGTCAACTCAGTAGGTGATTTCATGTATAAAGAGTATTCCTATTCACCTATAACAAAATCATCTGTCAAAATATTAGTTCCCTGGATTTCAAATAGACAATCAAAGTTGTATAGTACTTACAAAACTTTGCATACTGGATTAGATATACAAACACACGATGTGTATGGATTCCAGTCTGGAGTTGTAACACAAATTGGAAAAGATGAAGATGGTCACTCTGTTGTTACAGTTCAGTATAGCGGTCATGTTTCTCTTCGATATGGTCATTTGATGGATGTTTATGTAAAATCCGGCGAAACACTATTTGTTGGATCTTTCATTGGAGTTGCTTATAAGTATGTGCATTTCGAGTATGTTACAACTGAGTCATCAATTTGGCCTGTCCGTATTGGAACTATAACTTATTATAAACACGATCCAGAACCGCTTTTATCTGGTGATATTATCCTGAATGCAAATGATTGGTCTCAGGTACATCAAGCCAACTATTATTACAATGCGGCTTATCCTCTGACTGGATCTATGGCTGATGAGTTTTCAAATAATCGAAATGGTGATTAACTGTGGCTGGTAATTCAAATTTAGCGTCATATATTGACAATAGTTCTACTAATTTCAATGAGCGTACAAAGTCAATTTCCAAAATAACTATACACATTGCAGCAGGATCTGTTACGCTAGAGGGATTGTCCAGAACTATGCATGATTCATCGAGAGAAGTAAGCTGGAACTATGGTATAGATGATAACGGAAAGATTGGACTGTATATTCCAGAAAGGTATAGAGCATGGACATCATCTAGTCAAGAGAATGATAACGTAGCAGTTACAATAGAAGTTTCTAACACTGTGACTAAGTATCCATGGCCTATTTCTGATGCCGCCTACTCTGCATTGCTTAATCTTTGTGAAGATATTTGTAGACGAAATAATATTCCTGCATTGAATTATACTGGTAATAAGTCCGGCAATTTGACAATGCACAGATGGTTTTCCAATAAAGAGTGTCCAGGTGATTATCTTGCTGCTAAGTTTCCAAATATTGCAAAGCAAGTCAATGAGCGACTGAAAAAGAAAAAGATATCCTCATTTTTGACAAATCCGGAAACATCTGAATCAACTTCTGCCGGAGATGCATTTTTAGGTACAACAGCAGATATTGCGTCAATGATTGACTATACATCATTTACACCATATATTGCAACAATATCTCCATCTGTGAAATCATTCGACGGTGCGAAACTAAAAGATCTTGGTGTTGTAGGTGTAGCGATAAACTCAGGAACCTATTTTGATTCTGTTCATATACAGAATAGTACATATAGATCTCAAAATTTAGATGCACATATAAAATCCGCAGTTTCTGCAAATCTTCCATTTTCATTATACACTGAAATACGTTCTAAAACGGTATCAGAGGTAAACAGAGAACTGGATGAATTGCAACTATGTGTGCAAAAATATAACCCAACAATGGGCGTGTGGATTAAAATAGGATTTCAAAATTCAAAATCTATGAATAATGACATTATAGACCGATGCAAAAAGCGACTTTTCATGCTAGGTCTAAAAAATAAAATCGGTCTATATTGTACGTTGGAAAAATTAAAACTGATAGACTGGAAAGAACGATCAGAAGATTGGCTTTTATGGCTAGATTCTCATGTATCAGATGTTTCTGAATTTGAGTGTGTTTTAAATCCAGAATTTTTCATGACTGGTTATGATTGAGTGGTGAGGTTATGGCATTTACTCCTAGATTAAATGCACCATCTACAGCAGATAAATATTGGTTGAGACCGTCTAGCGGCGGATATAATCAATGTATCAATATTAGCGGCGGCAGTGTACTTCCAAATTGTGTTGGATATGCTTATGGCAGATTCATGGAAATCATGGGCAAAACATCATGCAATTTATCTACGCATAATGCTGGACTGTGGTATGGGAATACTGCTGACGGCTATCAAAGGGGTGCCTCACCGAGATTAGGTGCAGTCGTGTGCTGGAGCAGACCAGGAGATGCAGGGCATGTTGCTATTGTAGAACAAATCAATTCAGATGGTTCAATTGTAACGTCCAACAGTGCATATGGTGGTAAGAGATTTTATCAGCAAATATTGAAACCACCAGCATATACATGGAGCAATAATTATCATTTTCAAGGATTTATCTATAATCCTGCTACAGTATCTGATACTGGAACTGCAATGCCTACGGTTGCTACGAGTAAATTATCACAGTTCTTTCAAGTAGCCAACTCTCATATGGGAGAACACGGAAATTGGGTGTGGACAACACTAGGATGGGAAGGGGAATGGTGCTGTGCATTTTTAATGGCATGTGCAAAGACAGTAGGTGGTCTACTGGATGTTATTATTCCAACAACCTATTCGTGTACAACACTATGTCAATATGGAAGAGAACATAAGTGTAACAGCGTATTTATTGATGGACCTAGAAACGGAAATGCTGTAAAACCACAAGTAGGCGACTTTATCCTGTTTAACTTCAATAAGACTGGAAAATATGAATGTTCCCATGTCGGTGTCGTATCTGAATTGAATGGCGATAAGATCATGACAATTGAAGGTAATACAAAGACATATAATAGATATACTAGTGTAATTGCAAATCATGAGTATGATTATACAAATACTTCAATTGTCGGATACTTTAGGCCAAACTGGTCACTTGTAGGTGCATCTGTGAGCGACTTAGCAAGCTATGGGTTATCCGGGTATGGATCACTGTTTACAACGAAAACGACTAGGCGAGATGCGACGATTCGTGAAATTGCATATATCACGAATGACAAGTTTAGCACAGCTCAATCCGGAATACGATTATCAGCTATTAACTATACAGATAAATTAAACTCTATGTACTCCGGTTATTCTGATATAGCTAATCCTGCAAATGTGATTATTGATGGAATAACCGACACAAATGCAAAAGCAATTATTGAATATCTACTTGGAAAGGGATTAAATGCTGCTGCATCTTGTGGTATATGCGGTAATATCTATTATGAAAGTTCCTACAGAACCGATGCTGTCAATAAGAACAGTGGTGCATCTGGAATATGTCAATGGCTAGGTAGTCGAAAAACTGCTATGATTAGTGCAGCCGGATCGAATTGGATGAACAATCTTACAGGTCAGTTAGATTATCTATGGTATGAACTCTCTAATGGATTTTCTAAGGTGTTACAGCATTTGCAATCTGTCACGAACAATGACAGTGGGGCACAAGATGCTGCTGATTATTTTGTACGGCAGTTTGAAAAACCTGGTAGTTATGAAAAAACTTCACCACCTAGAAAAGCAAAAGCGTCTGAATTATTTAGTCAGTTGGTTGTACAACAAGTTTCCTCTGGTACTGTAAGTTTAGGAAACTCTAAAATTCCGCTTCAATCTGGAATTCCTACAGCAGGTGGTACAGAGATTGTTATACCGTCATATGTCGGACAGTCTGGTATATCTGACATTTATACAAATTACTCGTATTTCTATACAAGATGGGGTAAAAGTACTAACCAATATAAGCTTGCTCAGATATGGGGTAGTATGGGAAAGCCTAGTGATAGAAATATAGCAGTAATCAACGGAAATTACTTGATCGCAGTAAAACCGATATTCGGAAAAGTTGGAGATATGATGACAGTAGTTCTGAATGATGGTACATATTTCAATGCCATTATGGCAGATGCAAAAGCTAATGAGAACGGATCTACTGGATATGCTACATATGGTCATGGATCAAATGGACATGTTAATGTTATAGAGTGGGAAGCTGTGGGTAATCCCAATTCCCATATAACCGGAAGTGCGTATCCACGGGATCTGGCAGGATGGAAAGGTAAAACTGTTGCACGAATTATTAATCGAGGTGCGTGGATGAAATGATAACATATGGGTATGCCAAAGAGTATCAGTATACAGGTGACGGAACATTGAAGATAAAAGTGCGTATTCCATCTGTACATGGACCATATAATATGCGAGATTATGGTGGAAAGCAGGTGCGAAATTATGTCTATGATGAAGATCTGCCTTGGATTAGTTCTATCCTTTTACCACATTTGCCACAAGAGGGTGAAGTAGTGGCTATCGCATCTTTGGATAAAGGAAATAGTGATTTTATTGTTATCGGACTTACAGGTGGCAGTTATCAATCCGGTGCAGTGAATTTTGGGGAGTGATTTTTTTATGATTTCTTCTTTATCATTTCCAAACTTATTTGATGTATCAAGGAATAAAGTTGGTGTTTTAACAAATAAGGACGCTGTCGCAAACCGATGCAGACTTCTTATGCTGACAGAACCTACAGAATTGTACAACTATCCGACATTCGGAGTTGGATTAAAGCAATATCTATTTCAGTATAACACTGAGAATACAAAAGCAATTTTAAAGGATAGAATCAAGAACCAGTTTCGTACATTTGAACCAGACTGTAATGCAGATAATACATCTTTTGCAGATGGACTTTTGGTTACTGGTGAAAATGAAGATACTACAGTTCAAGATTTTAATACATTGAAGTTGACAGTTGGAATACAAACCGTATTAGGTGATGATGTGGAGGTAACAATAGATGGTGAGTAATGCACCTTCTGGAATGGTAAAATACACATCCAGAGATTTTGATTCAATTATGAAAGACTTCTGGGATCTAGTTCCTAAACTTACAGAACTGTGGAATCCTAGTGTATATGATGCAAGCGATTCTACAAAGTGGAATCCGGATGCAATCTCTGATCCTGGTGTTGTACTTGGTATCTTTTTAGCCAGTGTTGCAGATATGCTTGGTGTAAATACAGATTGGCTTGCAAATGAAGTATTTGCACCATCTGTATCCCAACGGAAAAATGCCGAAAAATTATTCAGTCTAATGGGATATACGCTTGGATGGTATACAGCTGCCAGAACCGAGGTAACATTTACAAACAACACGGAGAATTCAATTATTCTAGACTTTGGATTTAATGGTGGAAATTTCTGTACAGTAAATGCCTATACAGATATTACAAATCAGTCCAGAGTTATTACATACAATATCTTGCCAATGACAAATACTTATGGTGCTGCAGAAACTAGAAGTAAGCGTCAGATTATTGCAGATGGTACAAATGTGTTTACAGATACCGATATTGTTCACCTTGCACCAGGTAAAACCTGCACTCGTGTAGCGGTAGAAGGTGCTCTGCGGTCTGTTGCAAAGTCTGTAGAAGAAATCAAAAAGAATAACTGTGTTATTAAGCTGCCATCTCAACACATTGATACAACTGCTGTATGGGTAAAAGCAAAGGCAAGCTTGCATGATGATACTTATTTAGATACCCAGTGGGTTCAGGTAAGTTCTCCGTCTGAATTTATTGAACCAGAACCGATGTTTGCAGTTACCTACGATAATTACAGCAATGCACAATTACAGATCTCAAATTATATCAACCAACTGGAGAATTACTCTAACAACTATCTTGTAATTTACTGGATTGAATGTTCTGGTGCAATCGGATGTGTCAATGCAAATGTACTATCCAATTTCCAGCCCGCAAAACCAAATGCGTGCGATAATGCAAAGTACACAACAGAATCTGGTGATATTTCTGTATCAAACCTTGCAAATACATCTGAAATGCCACACACTTATACGGTAACTGGAAAAAGCCCAGAAACTGCAAAAGAAGCATATCGAAATAGCCGAAATTATATCAATACATGGGATAGTTTGATTACACTTCCAGACTTTACACGTTTTTTGACACGAGAAGCCGGAATTGACTGCGGAACTGTACTTGATTGTCAAAAGGCATTAGAGATAAATCTTGCAATCTACAAAAACACAAATTTGACAGATTCTCAAAAGAGTAAAATGTATATCACTTATCATGATTTCCCAGAATCATCTGATACCTATACACAGTTTAAGTGGGATAATATTCTGGACATTGGTTTTGATCCAACAGATCCAAATCGATTTGTATTTTCTACAAATTTTCAAAGATACACAGCAATGTGCTTTGCAATCTATAATGATTTCAATGAATCCGAGTATCCGGATACAACTTATACACCAGTAAAGAAGAATACGATAAGCACAGTGAAGTATGCGTCATCTAGTAATGATTATGATTATGCGTTTATCGGGTATCAGCCGCCTATGAATATCATAAACAGTGTAATAGATGATTATAGACCATTGCAAGCAATGTCTGTAGAGCTGCAATTCGGATTTGTTCGTGTTTTCCCGTGGTATGTTGTTGGTGAAATTTATCCTAAGACTACAGTCGATAAGGATAAAGCAAAAACGATCATTGCAAATGTCAAAGAAAAACTCGCTCTGTATTTTTCTCCTGCAAATCGAAAACTAGGACAAAAGCCGACGGTAATGGAAGTTGTTGAGGTTATTGAAAGCGCAGATTCTAACATTCGATACTTTGATGCCGGAAATCTTAAATTTCCTGTGATAAACTGGGGAGAACTATCTAAAGTTGGTGCACAAGAACATATTGATACTTACGATATTGAGTATTTCAATCCAATTTCATTTGCACGGTATCAGGATTTAGGTGCAAATATCGGAGAATCCAGAAACAACTTACGAATTGCTCCGGATTGGATATTAGATTGATTGGTGGTGATACATTATGAATATAAAATTGGTATCACTTCCAGAAATCTATAAATCTAGTGCCGACTTTCGATTTTTTATAGATTGGTTTACAGCATCACTCTCAAAAATTCAGTATGATATTGAAAATTTCATGGATTTATATGATCCACTGAAATGCCCAGAAGATTTGTTGTGGATGCTTGCAGATACTATGGGCTATAAATTCGATGATCGATTGAGTACAGCGTTTAATCGACTTGTTTTGCTGTATTTTATGTCAGTTATCAAGAATCGTGGCAGCAAAGATGGTGTGACGCTTGCCGCTGAGTTGAATCTTGCACAATTCCGTATTGAAGATGCTGCAAAAGAAAATGACATACTGAACAACCGACTAGAGGATGTTTCTATCCCAGTAAATACTGTGTATGTCACACCACATACTGCGGACGGATATATTGACGTGGTCTACTTCGCAGATAAAAAGCCCTTGGATGCTTGTATCGAATATGCAAGACCAGTTGGGATGTTTTTATTCCAGCATGCAGGTGTAAGATATGACGCTAGAACAAAAATTGGAATCGACGCACGACTTACAAATGTAAATGACATCGGAATGTCATTTGGTCCAGTGCATGTTGGACATTATCGCAGAGAAGATTATGCTAGATTACAAAAGACACTGGATTCTGATGGTACAAAAGTAGATATTTCTCATAAGAAGCACAATGTATGGTCTAGGAATAGCGATTACGAGGATAGGGCAAACGGTAATGGTACATACGAAAGTGGTACAAAGTCACAAGATACTATAAATCCTGCATATCGGGCACTGTATTCTATGCAGATCAGTAATAATGAGGAAATTGTAAAATCCTTGGTATCTGATCCAATATTCAGTATTGGATATGAACCACAAGATGTAAGTACAACATTCCCAGATGACTATTTAACTAGAACTACAAATGAGAATGGCGTAGTAAGTCAGACATCTTATAATCCATATACCGAATCTAAGCCATGGAATCTGAGGTATGATCGAGATTACGATGAATCTCAGACACATAAACAGGATTCTGGTGTATATGATGTCATGACATTAGATCCAGACAGATCTACAGATATTTTGAATCCTAGACCTGCGGTAAATCCAGTAATGTCACAAATGGGCGATGCAATTTCTCTAAACGATTCTAACTCCTCTTACACAAAAGTAGACAAAGACGGAAATATTATTCATACCTAAAAAACACAGACCGATAGCGTAAAACTATCGGTCTTTTTGTATTTGTTCACATTCAAAACCTTTTATACAAGGTGAATAAAGGTGGTGAGTGTGATATGCCAGATACAGTAACTCCAATGGGACAAGGTCCTGCAAAACCTGCGACAACAACAGAGCAGGTAAAAGATGATAATGGATTTACAAATCCTAATCTTCATAGACGTATATACACATCACCAGACGATACTTCAACCACATACAAACTTGGTATTTATGGGTATGATTCTTACCGAGTTACAGAAACCGTGGTACATGATGAAGAATCAAGAACATGTGAAATTCCGTAATGGTGGTGTGGTAAGTGCGAAAATATTTAGATTTAACAGGACTTCATTATCTGGTCAATACAACAGTCAATCTATATAATCAACGGTGTGGACTACGGGTAGAAGGTAAGGAATTTACAGTAGCTGGTAAGAAAGTTACAGCTGGTGCAGGGGCTGAAATTTTCAACGACTATAGAGAAAACGGATGTATTGCTACTGGTGTATACTCTCATGCAGAGGGATATGGTACATTAGCATCCGGTCCGTTTTCTCACTCTGAGGGGAATTCATCTGTTGCATCTGGTGATTTTTCACATGCTGAGGGGAAACAGACAACTGCATCTGGATTTCGTAGTCATTCTGAGGGAGAGGGTACAAGCGCTGTTGGTCAATGTTCTCATTCTGAAGGTATTGGAACAAGTGCTACTGGTTCGTATTCTCATTCAGAAGGTTGTATGACAGTAGCAGGGGCAAATCCAGATGACTCTGAAAATACATATGTTCCAAAATCATGTCATGCTGAAGGCAACGGTGGTATAGCATGCGGAGATTATTCTCATGTAGAGGGGTACGCCTATCCAATATCAGTTTCTAGCTCGAACTGTTATCGTTCTATAAGTGGTGCAACTGCATCTCATGTTGAAGGTGCAGCAAATGAGACCTTTGCCCCAGGTTCACATGCAGAAGGCATTGGTAACTCTGTAAAATCTAAAAATGGTGCAAAATACGGAATCCATATAGAGGGCGTAAGAAATTATAGTCCAAATGAATCTTCTACAGGACAAGCATCACATATAGAGGGAGAATCAAATTACCATTTAGGTGGATACCAAGTGCATCTTGAAGGCGTAAGCAATGCTACAGATTCAGATAATGTACATATAGAAGGAAATACATGTAATGTTGCAAGCTCGAAGTGTGCTCATGCTGAGGGTAACGCAAATGTAATTGCAAATTCGGATAATGCACATGCTGAGGGATGTGCAAATAGGATTGGTGCGATGAATCAAGATGCTGGGTGGAAAACAGACGATTCCGGAAATTACATAATGTCCTACACTGCATTGAAAGACTCTGATGGGAATCCAATTGTAGTAAAATGTTTTGCAACTCATGCGGAAGGTAATAACAACACATGTTTATGTCCTATGTCTCATGCAGAGGGTGACTCTAACTATTTAGGGAATGGTAGTTGGACTATGCATATTGAAGGCAATTACAATACTGCTACAGCTATTGCTGGTACATCCAGATTTTCTCATATTGAGGGTTGCTCGAACCAGGTGGATTCTGCACAAATTTCACATGTAGAGGGCAATACAAACGAAGTCGGAAAAGGCATGGTTATAAATGGGGCTAGTATAAAATCAGGTGTAACTATGTCACATATCGAAGGAAACGTTAACAAGGTTACAGCCGTGGATAGTTGTCACATAGAAGGTTGTGATAACCGAGTTTATTCAGCATTTGCTACGTCAGTTGGTGGTGCTGGTAACACTGTAACTGGAAGTAAAACTTGTGTTTCTGGCGGCAACAATACGGTAAATACTCAATGTAGCTTAGTGTTTGGGGAATACAATAATTGTACTGGTCTGGATTCATGTGCTGGTGGAGCAGGAGTATCAGTAGAGGGTTTCAGATCCTTTGGATTTGGTACAGGACATCTTACTGGTGTATCAGGCATAGCAAAAACAGCTCCATATTCATTTGTATTTGGTGATACATGTGTTGCATATGGTAGCAATTCATTTATATTCGGACGATTTAATACTACAGGTACCAAGCCAACAGATGACGTATCAAATCCATCTGAATCATCATATGGAATGGCATTCGGTGTCTTATGTGATGCCGCTGCGAGTTACTCATTGGCATTTGGATCGTCATGTAAAATCAAAGAATCTGCTTCCAGTTCTTTAGTATTCGGACGAGGCAATAATGCTTATTGTAATCAGTCGTTTATATTTGGAAGTGCTAACACTACGGGGGTAGCACCTACGGACGATAATCCAAATCCTAATCAAACATCAACTACAGTTACTATAGGTAATAATTGTACAGCAATCGGATATGCGTCATTTGCATTAGGTACTAGCGTAAAGACGGAAGGTGCTAATTCACTCACGTTTGGGTTCGATTCCGGAGTATATGGATCATCTAATAACAATTCAATTTCAGTTGGACAAAAATGTTCTGTTTATTCCCCGTTTTCATTAGCACTTGGTGATGCATGCATTGCTGGAGTTAAGCCAACTTCTGATGCTCCATCACCTAAACAGAATTTATGTTGCTATGCGATTGGTAGCGATAATACAGCTACAGGTACTCACTCATTTGCATTAGGCGGTGGTTGTGTTGCTACTGGGTCACAGTCTTTAGCCTTTGGTGTAGCATGTCGTGCTGATGGTACAGGATCTATAGCATTAGGTAGCGGTTGTAATGTGGCTGGTTATTACTCCCTTGGTGTTGGTAGTGGTGTAACTATTTATTCTGATGCAAATAACTCTATTGCACTTATGTCTGGTACTAGAGTATATTCTCCAGATTCCGTCGCTATTGGGTGCGGAAGTGTAGCAGGAGATTCTGAAACATCTGCAAAACAAAATCAATCCTGTTTTGCATTAGGATCAAGCTGTACATCAAAGGGTGGGGAAGGTTCTCTTGCAACTGGATACATGACAATTTCGTCATCTAAAAGTCAATTTGTTACTGGTAAATATAACAAAGAAGACGCAAATAACAAGTACGGTTTCATTTTAGGAAATGGTAATTATGACAGTGATTCTGAAACAACCATTCGTTCCAACGCGATTGCTATTGATTGGCAAGGAAAAATCTACGTCAATAATTCAGAAACCGGAGTAGATGTTCTAGATTTACTAAACAGGATTACAGCACTAGAAGCAAAAGTAGCTGCATTAACATCTTAAATCGAGGTGACACACATTGTTATTAGCAAGTAAAGATATGGGCGTAAGACATAATGTATCATTTCGAGTAATTGATCTAGCAACAAACAAAGTAGTGTCTATCCATACAGGACACAATCAAGCAACTAACACGCTTCTGACTGGAATTGCAAGCTTTCTGAAAGGCGATGGGGTCTTAAATCAAGGAACTCATATGCTGAACAAGTATGTTCCAAGATATATTTCCCTGGGAACAATGGGACTTATCAATCAAGAAGAGGATGCAGATGGATTGCCAGCTGGAATCGGGGAGATTGATGGAGAAGAACCGCAACGATTTGATGACTATATGAATCAAGTTCCGGGATTCGGGGCAGATGGCTATGATGCAAATCAGAATAACAATCGAACTTATCTAGGAATCGGACCTGCATTTGCAGACAGAGATACTGCACAAGACGAGTCACCAAAAACCATTCGATGCGAACTTGTATCTCCGACATTCCCTAGGGCTGAAATATCATATCGAACGGTTATTCCTGAAATAAAAGCAGAGCTGCCAGAAACAGTGGATGTCATTTTCAGTGCAATGATCTCTACAGGTGCACTTGCACAGTTCAGAGAACCCGGAAAAGACTATGTGTTTATTACGGAAGCTGGATTATGGTCAAAACGAGATTTGCTGAGTATGAATCCAGAAAGTACGTCAGGATATAGCAAAAACAATGGATTGCTTGCAGGATATCGTATTGCACCGCCAGATGAAATAAACTGGGATATGGTTGCAACCAACACAGTAACAGAAGAGCAAGCTCAGAAAAATCGAAATATTTTGAAACATGAAATTCTGAAAGTCGGAATCAATCAAGTTGTACAAGTTGTGTGGAAAATTCAAATCGGAGCAATCAAACAATTGACTGCGAGTTCTGACCAGATAACTAGTATTACAAATCAAGAAATTGATGACTGTTTCGATGAGTATCTAAACGGAACACCATGCAAGCATCAATTCTAATACAGAAATGGTAGGTGAGATTCAGATTGGACATAACACAAATCTTAAAAGACACCGGAGTTAAAAACAATGTCACAATTCGAGTTTTAGAAGCTGGATCTCATAAAGTTGTATCTGAACACGTTGGACATAATCAAGCAACAAATACAATGCTGACAGGTTTAGCTCATTATCTGATTGGTGATGGTATTTTAAATCAGGGAGCATATATGCTGAACCATTTCATCCCAAGATACATATCTTTGGGAACTATGGGATTGATAAACCAAGAGGAAGACGCTGACGGATTACCTGCCGGAATTGGTGTAACTGGTGGAACAGAAGAAAAACGATTTGCGGAATACATGGAACAAGTCCCTGGATATGGCGCAGACGGTTATGATCTAAATCAAAATAATCATCGTGCATATCTGGGATTAGGTCCAGTGTTTTCAGATCGTGATACATTAGATGATGAAACACCAAAAACAGTTCGATGCGAATTGATTTCCAATACATTTCCCAGAGCCGAAATATCATACCGTCAAGTTGTTCCAGAAGTAACAGCAGAGTTGGCAGAAACACTCGATGTAGTTTTTAGCGCAATGATTTCAACAGGAGCATTAGAGCAGTTTCGAGAACCGGGAAAAGACTATGTGTTCATCACAGAATGTGGTTTGTGGACTTGTCCGGATTGGAATGACAGTGAAAGTAATGGACTTCTGGCAGGGTATCGAATTGTACCATCAAATGAAGAAAACTGGATTATGAAATCCAATTCTGATGTAACACCTGCACAAGCTGCAAACAATCGTGAACTTCTGAAACATCAAATCTTGAAAGTCAAGAAAAATCAAGTTGTCCAGGTTATCTGGAAAATACAACTTGGTGCAATCAAACAGCTTACTGGATATAATCCATCTGGCAAGCTGGATTTGAATTTGACAAATATCAAAACGAAAGATATTCGATATTATTCTCAGTCGAATGCAATTCCATTGGATATACAATCTGAAACAACCATATGTGATATTGATTTCACGCTGCCAGAATCAGATAATGCAATCTATGTACAAACTGCATTTCAAGCAATCATACTTGCAGATATACTGGTTACTGGTTCAAATCCAAAAATAAAAGTAAAGTACGTTCTGAATGATTCTTATCTAACCACATGGGAAGCAGAACAAACTGTAACAAACGGTTCTCAGATATTAAATCTAGCACAGCCCTTATATAAGTATGATGTCATAAAGAACAATCTGAAAGTGATACTCACACCTGTAAATTGTACATTGTCTGTTCCAGTACGAAAACTGTCTGCCCAGATCAATGCAATTACGGACTGGTCTGGTGAAATCAGAGTTACGGAATCTGGAATGAAACCAATTGTATTTGATGGAAACAGAAAAATGAACATAAATCCATGTATCGACGAGATTATATTTGCAGGATTCGATAGTCCGACATTATCTGGAATAGGAGACACTGTATCAATTATTAATATTCCGTCCAGATCAATGACAGTAAACGGCATATCTGGTTCTGTAGATTTTGAACTAAAAGACGAATAGTAGGTGATGTAAATTATGGCATTACAAGGCTATACAAAAATAGAATTGACTGATGTAGAAACAAACAATACAGAAGTCTATGAGAAACACAACATTGTCACAAATGCACTGTCTGAGATATTCAGACCAATTGGGTATTGGAAAGATTGCAACTCATTACTAAATCGTACAAATACATGGGTGTCTACATTATGTGGCGGATTGCTTTGTTTTGATAAAAACATTCCAGAAGATAAAAATACATTATTTGCACCTGCTGGAACAACTTTGATTGCGTGTGGTGCTTATGGTGAAGTTAATGCTACATCAAATTCAATAAGAGGAGATAGCAATAAGTTAGAAACTTCAATTAACACTTCAACTAAGGTTGCAAAATTTGTATATGACTTCAAGACATCTCAGGGAAATGGTACGATAAATAGTGTTTGTCTAACATCTTATAAAGGTGGATTTCGGTCATACAACATGAATTCAAATGCGGATGCTAATTCTCAGAACCTACAAGACTACTCACATTACTGTATTGGTGCAGTATACCCATATATTTCTGATACCAACGACTTTGATACTTGTAAAAACAGAGAACGTATATTTTTAATCGATTCAAAATCTGGTGTAAAATATAGTTTACTTTATGATACCGTAGACTATTTGAAAATTATTAAGCGAAATGTATATACAAACAACATTAGCATCTTTGATTCAGACATAAACACATCGAAAACAAGGATACTGTCTAGTACTTCAATAAAACTAAACATTGGGAGACTTTGTGACGTTTATCGATGGTGGAGCTATGATGATAGGGTATTATATTTATTTTTACCAAAAACGTCTAATGATGGATCAGGATCTGTCGCATCCGGAAAAACCATCAGAATTATAAAACTAAGATACCCTAATTGGGAAGCTGAATATTTTGATGTCGAAAATACTACTGATGGTACAATATCATGCGATAGTTGCTGTGTATATAAAAACAATTTATACTTTACAACATCCTATTCTAGTTCAAATATATATTATATACAGCCATACAGGGTGAATATACTAGATTCCTCTGATTACACAAAATTTGCTAAAATACATCGACAATCTACTGACTATTTGCGTCCGATTAGTGTTTTCAGCGGGAAAATATTATATTTTGGATTATGTCGATATTCTAGTTCGACCGCCTATAACAGTTTTATATTTGATACTGAACTAGGCACAGGATCAGTCACAGATTGCTCTACAAGATGGGCTGACGGATATTTAATGAATCCTATTTTAGATGATAATTTTCATTTTTACGCTGGTTATAGTCATTCCGTCATCATCCCATCCAACTACATAGCAACAATAAACAACCTAGAAACACCAATCATCAAAACATCCGATAAGACTATGAAAATCACATACACGCTGAAAGAGGTGGATTCATAAATGAATGAAATTGTATTCACTACACCTGCACTGTTAGATCTTCTTTCTCAGATAGATGAATTAGGACCTTATCCATTGGAACTACATGAGGGCGATAACAATATACAAATTGTAATCGGAGATTCCGTCTATAACATCAATTCAAACCATGCAGATCAGATTCAAGTAAAAACTGACGTTGTACAAGAAGTATCTGACATTGCAGATTCCACTTGTGAAACCTTATCTAATTCTGACGACAGCCTAGAACCAATCGAATCCGGAATGATAAAGGAATTTGCAAAGACACTACTTGTCGGCGGATTAGTTCGACTGACAAACAAAGTTCTAAAGAAATGAGGGATTTCAGCGTGAACGTACAAATAAAAAATAAATCTGTAAATGCAGATACAGGCATCCCTACTACGATAATCGGAACATATTCTGGAGAAGTATTAGATGCAAGAATTACAAATAACAACGGCTTAGATATTACTGATGAAGTAATCCATACTGTCTTAGAGTCTGATGATTATAAACAGGGTATTGAAAATGGATGGTTCATTGGATTTCTAGGACACCCAGAAGATCCAAACTGCATGGATTTCAAAAACGGATGTATCGTCATGACCGATATGTCCATTGATGATAACGGAAAAGTCTATGGTGAATTTAACCTAGTAGGTACACCTGTAGGACAAATTGTAAAGACGTTTATTGACGCTGGAGTAAAGTTTGGCATTTCCATTCGTGGAGCAGGGGATATTGTCGATAACTCTGTAGATCCTGAAACATTTGTATTCCGTGGATATGACTTAGTATCTTTCCCGGCATATCCGGAATCAATCCCAAAGTTTACAGCAATTGCAGCATCTACAAATACAGATGACCGAAAGAAGTATCAATCTGTCTGCAAGGTGGTTCGGGATAACATTTCTGCAATCACATCCAGTACTGCAATTGACGTAATTCAATCTCAATTTGCAAAACAATCTGATACATATAAAATGCTTCAAACACAAAAGGATAAGCTTACTGCATCTACAGAAACCACATCAGATATAGATCCTGAATTTGCAAAAGAAAAGATTCAAGCAATGACAGATTTGTGTATTCGCCTTATGGAGTCTACAAAGACACTGTCTCAGGAAAAAGATAAGATGATGCACAATCATGCAAAAGAGGAAATCTCTGCAAGCAGAAAGATCAAAACATTAAAACGAATTACAAGCAGTCAGATGTGCGATATTATGGGGCAGCTCAAATCTGAGCAGTCAGACTATGCAACACTGCAAAAAGAAAATAAACGAATTAAGACACAGTTATCTGACGTAAAAAAGAAAAACCTTATATATAAACAGAGGGTTGAAGCGAGTGCAGACGAACTTCAAGAAAAGCAAAAGATCATTGCAAGTCTAAAGTCACAAATGCGTGAAACCGTCACAGCTAGTACAGACTTAGAGACACGCACATCAAACCTTGATGAAACAAATCGAAAGCTACGTTCTGAACTTCGTACTTGTAAGCAAACTTTGCAGTCATTCCAAGCAGCATATGCAGATATATATGCTTCTGCATTAGGTGTAAATCCAGGTAGTCTTAGTATCACAGCAAGCACAACTGTAGGCGATTTACAGAAAATGGTAAATAGTGCTACAAGCACATCAAACATGGCAACCGCAGATATGGTAGAGCCATTGTATATCATTGATGAATGTGATGATACAGACGACTACGAAACAAATGATCTTGTAACAATGTAATTCCAATATTCCAATTATAGGAGTGAGATAATACATGACTATTAAGGCAACACATAAGACACCAGCACGGCGTAAGATCACTGCTGGTACAAGCATTACTGCAAATGCACACACAAAACAAGGTGCAACTCGAAATGCAGCAATGGCAAAGCTAGATCCACAGCGTAGAGCATTCGCACAGCAGATCATGGCAAACTGCAATCGTATGGGTAAGCGTACATCCATTATGGGTGCAACAAACACCTCTAACATTGCAGCTCGTCCAGACTTCATGGAGCTCCTGCCGATGTTCGTACAGCAGCTGCTTGTACTGGATGTATTCGGCTCTGTAGCAATGAAATCTCGTCAGCAGCTGATTCCGTATTTCAAGTTTGTAGCAGAGAACACCAAGGGTGAAACTCAGAGAGGTTCTATTCTGTCTACTCCGTTTGTAAACAAACAGGGATTTGATCCGAACTTCACTGGTCGAGTAGTAAAGAACGAAATCGTAGAGTCTGCAACTGGTTCTTTCACAGCTGGTACTCTGGCATATCTTCCGGTACTGCCGAACTCTGTAACAATTTCTACCAATCTGGTAGGCGTAACCACTGAGTATACCGATGACGGAGCAGGTTCTATCCTAGACAGCGAGGGTGCATCTAAGGGTTCTATCGACTACAGCACTGGTGCAATTAAGTTCACAACTCCAATCACTATCGCTGCTGGTGACACCGTAAAGGCAACTTACCAGTATGATAATGAAACTGTAGGTCCGAATGCACAGGATGAATATGGTGCACAGATGGCTAAGGGTTATCTGGATCTGGATGAAATCAACCTGGTAGCAGAAGCGCACGAGCTGGCTTGCTACTGGTCAATCTACAGTGCATTTGCAGCACAGCAGGAATATGGTGCTAATATTGGCGATATGTCCAAGGACGCAGCATTCTCTGAGCTGACTGCTGAAATCAACACTGCTGGTTTCAAGAAGCTGAAGAATGCAGCTGCATACAATCCTGCATATAACTGGGATGCTTCTCCGGTCATGTCTGGTTCTGTTGTACCGTCTGACTACATCAATCAGTTCAAGTTGAAGCTGAATCAGGCATCCAACGGCATTTATCAGAGAACCAACCTGTCTAGACCAAACCGTCTGATTGTAGGTACTAACGTAGAATCTTACCTGCGGATGGTAAACGGATTCTCTTCTGCATCTATTGATGACACTGTAGGTCCGTACAAGTCTGGTAAGCTAGATCAGTTTGAAATCTATGTAGATCCGACATATGATCCGAATGAATGGGTAATGTGCTGCAAGTCTAACGACATCCGCAGAAACTCTGCTCTGTTTGGTGAGTACATGCCGTTTACAAACACTGACGCTATTGGTCTGGCAAACGCATCTGTACAGCAAGGTTACGCTACAATGTACGCTATGGAGATCGTAAATCCGGCTACTATTGCTAGTGGTAGAATTGTTGGTACTTATTAATCAGACCAATACAGAAAATAACACATGAGGTGATATAGGAATGGCATATACAGTCAAGATCACATACACTGGTCCGGCAAATCCGGAAGCAATTAAGTTTGCATCTCCGATCTGTCAGACATTTGCACCAACAAACGCGTACACAGATACTCCGGCATATAAGGGTACCGTATATGATACGCATGTAACTGGATTTGGTTTCATTGATCTGATGGAACCATATGCAACTACTGGATTCCCGTACCCAGTACCGCTTGCACAGTTCAAGCTGGCTGTTGTTGGTAAGGATAACGCTAAGGGTGCTAAGGAAGTAGAGTTCACTGTAGAAAGCTACATGGAAGCATTCTGGTACATGGAAGCTGGTGCGGCTCTGAAGAATCAGGGCTTTACCGTAGAAGTGAAAGAAAAAGAAGCGGCAACCAGTAAGGAATAATAATCTCATATAAAATGATCAAGTTTTATTAGTGAAGGGAGTCCTATAACATGACAATGCAAGAGGTTGTATCTCAGGTGTCATTTATGCTGGGATTCCCAGCTAATAAAAATGTAGAGGGGCTTCAAGTAGAGGAAGCAGTAAACATTGCATTCCGAGAATTGCAACGGTATATGAAAACTCCGGTTGAGAAAACAGTCCCATATTCTCCAAGAATAGACCTGCTCAAAGTAGGAATCGAAACGGTAAGGGTGCAGTATGTACAAGCTGCATATCCAAGACTAGGCTTAAATCTGACATCCATTGAAAGTGGTAATGTATTTCAAGTTGGTGCGGCAGTCAATGTTTATAATCCTGTCGGACAAGGCAACATTGTAAATATTGATCCCATCATGAGAGAGATGGCATTAGCTCAGGTACGAAATTGCCTGGCAACAGATTTTCAGTGGCATTATGATAATCAGAATCAGGTTGTGTATTGTGCTCATAAAGATCCAGTACCACCTGCGGTAACAATCCGATACATTCCAGTATTACATGATGTATCAGAAATAAAAAGCCAAACATGGATCGATTACCTGCTCCGGTTAAGTGAAGCAAACATGAAAAAGGCATTAGGTCGGACAAGATCAAAATACCGAGTAGAGGGTTCAAACGTAACTCTTGATGGTGAAACGCTTTTAGATGAGGCAAACACTGAACTAGAAACAATCCGAAATGAACTGAGTCAAATTAGCAGTAATCTAGTTGTTTTAAATTAAAATATACAGGAGGCACAATTCCTATGAAGATCAAGATGAATCGTAAGGTAGCAGCAAAGTCTGTTGCTAAGGGTCGCAGAGTAATGGCTGATACTGACGTAGCACCGGAGGCATCTGAACTGCTGTTTGAAGCAGAAGATGTCGCAGATCTGGTGTCAGAAGTTACTGGCGAAGATGTAGATGTAACCGCAGATGATACTTCTGTAACATTCGATATTGGTGAGGATTCTTACGTTGTAGAGGCAGAGGGTACTGAAGATGCTGTAGAGTCTTGTACCACCATTACCAGTAAGAAGAAAACCATATCTGCATCTACTAATCGCAGAGCAGGTCGGCAGATTAAGCGTGTAGCACGTCGTAAGTAATCTTACAGTTGCACCTTATATATGAATGAATAGGCACCTGAGCAGGATATGCGCACCTGTTCAGGTGCTTTTTTTTGTTTATATGGAGGAATCAATTATGGGTGAATCAATTAACTGTAGTATTTTATCTGATGCTGCTAAGTTTTTAAAGCAACTATCAGAAACATTTTTCAAGCTGATCGATACGATCTGTGATTCTGGTTTGATGTCAGATGTCAAGCAGGGTAAAGATGGTAAAGTTACCAGTAAATTACATATTGGTGGAGATGTAGCAGAGTGTACAATGAAACCAAATGAAAAGCATAAGGGTGCATGGGATGTGGAGATCATTCCGAATGGTAAGAAGAAAATCACACTGACAAATATCCCAGAAAAGAACTTTCAGGACGAATTATTAAAGACGCTTCGTGAAGTTTACCCGGACGCAGAGTTTCAAGAGATAAAATCATCTCATTCTATGAAGGTAAAACTACAAAAAATCGTATCTGCGAAAGAAATTTCAGTTCAGTGTGTTGGTATAAATGCCAATTACGCCCCTGCTCAGACACTAGATGATTTGTGCAATGTGCTGAATGATGATGCTTTTCTTGACAAGATACCAGAAAATCTTGCAATGTTTGAGATTACAGATCTTGGAGATGATTACGTCATCGATGCAACCGATGATTTTGAGTGTGACATTGACCTAAGCGTGATAACCGGCTATGCACTAACTACATTAATTGCTGTAATGAATGAAATCTGGACTGGTAGATTAGATAATGCAACTCTGGTTACTTACAGAGATATGCTGATAGCCGATCTAGATGAGCTTAGTAAGTATGCAAATACTGCAATTTCATATAGTTCAGCGGACCTTTCGTGTACACAAGCATATCAAGCAATTCAGGATTACATTTCAGCATTACAATACTATAGTTGTAATATATCCTCTGAGTGTGCAGATCCAGTAGAGTCTATATTAGATAATCTTGCAGAAAAATGGGAGTCTATTACGCTAGATGATTGTGGTGATGACGATGTCGTTTGGGAATGATAGAGAGTTTCGGAGATATTTGGAATCATCTGAAAACGTGTACGCAGATGTTTCCAGAATTGCGAGGGAAGCAAGATCTCTTGCAAATGATATGAATAACAAATTGCTACATTCTGATGCAATTACATGTGCTGTACATGGTACAAGCCCTGAGTGTGAGATGTGGCGAGATGCTGAAGATGAATATGAAGCTACTGTCATTCGAGATATGTTCTGTTCTATTGAGGATAAGACAGTTTGTGACGCTGTATATGATTCCTACTATGACAGCAAAGATGCACGTCACCTTATATATGTATACAATGAGATAAAGGATAAACCACGTCAAGCAAGAGTACGCATCTTGACTAGGATGCTATGGTACAAATTGCAAGCATAGGAAAGGTGGTCATTTCATATGACTGAAAATAAAATCACAGAGACATTGGAAGTTTCCAATATGACAGAGCAGGTTACTGATGCAACAATTATCGAACCTGCTCCAAAACAAAAGCCAAAACGCGGACGCAAGAAAGCAGATGTTGAACTGAATGTTTCCGAAAAGACAACAACCACTACTACAGAAGTTGTTGCGGAAACAGAACCTGAAAAAGCAGTTTCAGTATTATCTGTAACTAGATCTGGATTAAGAGCAGGAAAGACATACACAAATGAAAATGGCATCCGGCTGTATGCATCATGTGTAGCAACAAATCCAGCATATCGCTATATGAGTTCAGTTGCTATCTGGTCTGATGATACAATCAACAATCGAGTACGAATTACAGATGCTTGTATCCATGCTGGTATTCATAGCAAGCTTATCGGATGGGTAAACATCAATGAATTAGGAGATGAGATCAATGTCTGATGAAAAGGAATTGGAAACACTAACATCAGAAACTAGTCTGTCGGAGCAGGTTGACACTGTATCTGACGAAATGGAAGTTGAACTGAACAACGGAAAAGGTGATGATGAATAATGGCATTTACAAATAGTCCATTAGTATCCAAAGTACATCTGTCTACAAAGTATAATATCCGAACTGAAAAGATCTCTAAGATTACAATTCACCATGCTGCTGGAGTCATTTCATTTGAAAACCTGCTTAACTATGTAGCTACAGTAGGTCGTGATATGTCTGCAAACTATGTTCTGAGCGGCGGTAAGCTTGGATTGGTAGTCGAAGAGAAAAATCGTGCATGGACATCTTCCAGTGCTTGGAATGACCAGAGAGCGGTTACAATTGAAGTTGCGAACTCATCTAAGGGCGGCAACTGGCCAATCTCTGATGCAGATCTGAATATGCTAATTAGGTGGTGTGCAGACGTGTGCAAGCGGAATGGCATTCCAAAATTGTACTATGATGGTACAAAGAATGGCACATTGACATTTCACGAGATGTTTGCAAATACAAATTGCCCAGGACCATACATCAAGTCCAAGGCAAACTACATTTGTCATGAGGTTAATAAACTGATTGGTGCAAAGAGTACAACTACAGCGTCCACAAAGCCCTCAGCGTCATCTACAGCAAGTACCAGTACAGGTAAGCAATATCATGTTGTAACTAGCGTATACGGCTATATAAGTGCTTCTGATGCGGTTTCTGATAAGAACAGAAGGGTAACTGTAAAACCTGGTACCTACTATATCTATAATGAAACATCTACGGCAGTAAATGTTACAAAGACAAAGAGTTCCCCAGGTGCATGGATTGCTAAGTCTAAAAATGTAACATCATCTACTAGTTCGAAACCTCAGACTTCAATCCGATATGATTGGAAAAAGGGACAGGCAGTAAAATTGACAAAGCAGAAAACACAGCTATTTGCAAATGATTCTACTGCTACTCCGGCAGCTATGTTATCCCCTGGTACGTATTATATCTATGATGGTATCAAGTGCGGTCTTGGTAGATTTCGTATTACCACAAAAGCTGAAAACTGTGGAAAGACACCAGTTGGGAAATACGTAACTGGATTTGTATCCGCAGACAATTTTAGTTGACATCTTCTAGGCAAAATTTTCCTTCCTTATACAAAATCACCATGCAGGTCATTCACTGACCTGCATGGTGATTTTTTTTTGTTTTTCACTCGTTATACATTATGTGTGGAGCAGGAGGTTGTTTTTATGATTAAAATAGTACAAAATGGAAATGTGTATGAACTAGACTTTCGATATGATCCAAAATTGATAGAACTTGTGAAAAACGTACCAGGCAGACGCTATATCCCACAAACAAAACGATGGGAGATTCCAGTAGACAACTTAGGAAGATTCCTCAATGAAATTAAGGGAACTGCATACGAATCTCAGGTTCAAACATACTCTGGAGAACACATAAATGAAAACGCACATGTTGAGGTAACAGATAAAATTCCAGATGAAGATATTTCTGATATTACACATTATGTCAGAGCAGGCGGTCATTTGTATCCACACCAAATTGACTTTCTGAAATATATGAAGCATCGTCAACGGAATGGATTTATACTTGCCGATGAAATGGGATTAGGTAAAACGCTTGAAATTATAAATATGGCATTATACCACAGAGATGCATATCATTATCAGCACTGCTTAATTATATGCTGTGTGAATACTGCTAAGTTTTCTTGGAAAGAAGATATTGAGACACACACAAACGGCTGTGAGACAGCATATATCCTCGGTACACGAAAGAAACGCAATGGTGGGTACTCTTATGGTGGTGGTGCAGAAAAGCTCTCAGATCTAACTACAGGGTGCATGTACGGCGATGTATCCTGCTCCAAGCTGCCATATTTCTTAATCATGAATATAGAAGCACTTAGAACACGAGCAGGTCGTGTGTATACAATTGAACAACAACTGATTAAGATGATTCAGCAAGGTCAAATCGGAATGATTTCAATTGATGAAATTCACAAAAATGCATCCCCAAAATCAATTCAAGGCAAACGCCTGCTCAATATGAAAAAGAAAACCGGAATTGCAGCTGAATGGATTCCTATGACTGGTACACCAATTGTAAATAAACCAACAGATGTATATCTTCCATTAAAACTGATCGATGGTCATACCTATAAGGATTACTGGAGCTGGTGTCAACATTTCTGTCTGTACGGTGGTTATGGAGATCATGATATTATAGGATACCGGAATATACCGCAAATGAAGCTCATGCTGAAGCGTAATATGCTTCGGAGATTAAAAAACGACGTTTTGGAACTTCCAGAAAAGACATATTATACAGAATACGTTGAAAACACACCTACTCAATGCAAACTCTATACAAAAGTGACAAATGAGATTGTGTCTGACAGGGATGAGATTGTGCATTCTGTAAATCCATTGGTACGTATGTTAAAGCTTCGACAAGTAAATGGGAGTCCAGAACTTATTGATGATACCATATCAATTGATAAATCTTATCTATCGAAGAACGCAAAGCTTGTAAGAGTCATGGAACTGATTGATGATATCATAGATCGTGAAGAAAAAGTTGTCGTATTTTCCAACTGGACTGCACCATTAAAAACCTTATATAGATTCATAGCTACAAAATATAAAGTGTGTTGCTTTACTGGTACGATGCCTGAAGAATCCAGGCAGAAGCATAAAACTGTATTTTTGAACAATCCAGAGTACAAGGTGATGCTTGGTACAATTGGTGCATTAGGGGTAAACCACACACTGACATCTGCAAACAATGTTATCTTTTATGATGATCCATGGAATCCTGCAACAAAGCATCAAGCAGAGGATAGAGTGTATCGTATTGGTACTACAAAATCCGTAAATATCTACACGGTTATTGTGAAAGATACCATCGACGAAGTTGTCAACAATATTTTGAAGAACAAGCAAGATATGTCCAGTTATATTGTAGACAATGGATTGGATATCCGAAACAATCCGGAATTGTTTGATATGCTGGTTGGTCATGGTAGGTGATTTATAGTGTACCGATATATTAAAGCCGCTGAAGAACCATCTGCACTGGAAGAAAGCTTAGATGGTCTAAAAGACGATTTTAATTACATCATGGATGGCTTAGACAAGCTAAGCCGGACCGGTGGTGATTCTGCTAAGGCTGCATTGTCTATTGCTTTAAGCCTTAGTGATGCAATTGAAAATCATATAGAGCAGGTATCCAGTCAAATTTTGAAGTAATAGAATAGGAGATATTATTATGAAGATTTACAGACATAAAAGAGTGTTCGCATCTAATTCTAATAGTTATAATACTGACGAAGTAGTAAAACGAAAGAATTTTGCTGACAAACTCATCGAAGATCTGGAGAATGACTATAATGTCAGCATTTCTAATGAAGCATATGGTGACATTATGGATCTTGCAGATGATCTGAATTACGGAAAGGACGCAAGTAAATACGGTTCTACACCCTATCTTGTATTAGAAGATGCTATTTACGAAATTTTTGAAGAAGATACCGGAATTCAGCTTTGAGGCGTTATCATGGATATATATACCGTCATAAACAATGTGTAATTGCATCTAGTAGATCTACATGGAAAGTAAAACAACTAATGGTAGCTGGGGAATCATCTGAATGGGATGATGGTAATACACATTCTTATCCTCTCGGAAAATAAGAATTGGTAACAAATAAAGAATCTGATTATATTCGAAAAATCATCTATACTATGGTGATTTCAAAATAACTCGCTGAATATTTACAAAGGAGATACTACTATGAAGATTTATAAGAAAAGCAAAACAGTTTCTGCATCATATGACATTTATGCAGATTCCACTACAGAACATGATTACTTAGAAGAATTAAAGGATGCGTGTGGCAAAATTTCAAACCACATTGTCAATGTTGATTATTTTGATGACGATCTCAATTCATATGTTGTGATTTATGACAAACCAGCACGAAGCGACTACGCATGGAAACGAAAGAAGACACTTATTTCTGGATTAGAGAGATACGGCATATCTGCTAAATACATCAGCAGCATGGAAAATCTTAAAATGGTTGAGATTGCTATTGCAGATGCGGATACAGTAGAATCATCTAGTAATATCAGTGCATCATCTAAGTCAGATAACTTTGTTTTCTACTATAATGGAAATCGTATGTATTCTGGAGATGGTACAGGATTTTCACGAGTAATCGAAAAACTGTGTAAGAATGAAAAGGTGAATACTGCACTGCAAGATTGGTGCAATCAATTTGGTGATCCATTCGATTTTGATGGTACACCAATAGACACTGCAAGTGTATTTGCACAGCTTATCGAGCAGGACTTTCATGAACAGCAGGATGACTTCTACGTAGATGGATCTGGTACTGGTATTAATTTTGAGTGCTTCCCAGAATCTCAGGAATCTGTAAATTCCGCATCTGCATCTGCAAAGAAATCAGTTACTGCATCTACCAGTGCAGATGATATCTACGCAGATGACATTGAATCTATTCTGAATGATGCTGGATTCTTCCCAGTGTATGTAGAAAAGACAAGAACTCACCTTGGAACAGAGTTTATTGTAAATTATGACACCGATGAGCATGAACTAAATGATCTGCTGTTTACATTGGAAAACAACGGATACATTGCAACAGTAGATGAAACTACTTCAGATGGTGTTCTTTTGTTCCTGGAGCAGGTGGATTCCACACCGAAATATCTGTATCAAGTATCTTTTGGTAGTTGGGTTGAAACCGTAGAAATGGATGATGAAACATCTGACTATCAAGAAATTGTAGATACTCTAATCGATCAACTTGAAGCAGAAGGCTCTGAGGGATGCTTTGTTCCTGATGATGAAATTGATACATATCCAGAAGATGAGTATGTTGTTGGCGGAAACCATGGTCGTGCACTAATTACAAACGGTATCCTTGATATTCAGCCTATTGGATGGAGCAATGACGTACAAGCTTCTACTGATATTGTAACTATGTAATACTCTTCAACAGAATTGCGGTGGATGTCCTCGGACTACACCTAAAGAAGTCAGATGCGTCTGGCTTCTTTTTGTCAAATGGAAGTGATTGTTATGGATGATTCTCTTCTTGGAAAGAAGGCAGAAGCCAAAATCAAAGAATGGTTGGATAGACCACAAGATGGATACTGTTTGGATCGCATACCAGATCAGATGACAGGCTTCTATGGCTCTAAGAATATCTGTGATTTCACGCTATACATATATCCAAATAAGTATTATATTGAATCCAAAGCAACATGGAAAGATCGATTTGACTTTTCTATGCTTACAGAAAAACAGCATACTGGGCTTACAGAAAAGTCTAAGATCTATGGCGTATACGGAGTAGTCATTGTATTATTTGCAACCTACAAGAGAGCAATCGTTATAGATATTAGGGAGGTAAATCGACTGATACAGTCTGGAAGAAAGTCTATCAATATCAAAACTATGGATAAGATAGGCTTACAGTATCATGAGATCGAAACAATCCCTAGCAGAAAGGAATTGCTTGATTACACAGGAGGGTTTCAACTATGATTGCAAATCATGAAAACAACGTTTATTCCGCAGGTATTACGGACACCATCTATGGTGGAGCATTTGCTGATATTGCTTCGAAGCTTAATGATCGCCACTACAGTATCACTGTCTGCAAAGGTGCACACAGTGAACCGATTGTGTCTGTTACAAGAACTTTTGTTCCGAAAATTATGCCGATCATTCATGTAAATGCACGAACTATGAAAGACAATGATGGTCTGTGGTGGGTATTGGATTTAAAGTTCAGCTTTCCAGATTTTTGGCAAGAACATGGATCTGATCCGGCGGCTGTAAGCTACATGCTGAGTGTATGGGAGGCTATTACTCACATTGCAACAGGTTTGAACGAGATTAAGATACCTTACACCGATTAAGACACTACAAATTCAATGCAAAGAAATAAGCCTGCTCTGAGATTGACAACTCGGAGCAGGCTATTTTTTTGTTATTTAGAATCCAGCAAATCGCACATTGCTTTCAGCTTATCCAACTTTTCAGGTTCCGGAATGCTAGATAAGCCAGAAAGTAATTTCTCATATAGCATTTTTATTGTATTTGCAGTGTCATCATGGGTTTTGCATTCAGATAGACCAAGCAAATAGTCTAGTGACACATGAAATTCATTTGCCATTTTTATAATGACACCTAGTGACGGCATAACACTGTTATTTTCTCTTTCATATTTCTGGTATGCACTCCATGATACTCCAAACAGTTCTGCAGCTTGCTGTTGCGTAATTCCTCTTGCTTTTCTGAGTTCTCGAATCTTACTTGTGAACGACATATGTACGTCACTTCCTAACCAATCGTTATAGTATTATGTACTCACATTATTGTTGCTTGATTGTTGCTTGTCAATGCTATGTACGGCATCTGTGATTAGTTCTAATACAGCATCTCTATGATCTTCAGATAATTGCACATACTTCTTCAGCAGGACCTGCTCCAGAGGCTTTAAATCATAGTCAGTAGATTTAGCAGATTCTCTAGATGTATTAGTTCTACCAAGTATATCATCTGTAGTCATACCATAAAAGTCTGCTAACTTTTGAAGTGCATTTAGACCTAACTCACGCTCTCCATATTCATACTTGATGTACGTAGTATACGGGATACCTGCTCCGATGGAAACATCCTTTTTGCTCATATTATTCGACAGTCGTATTTTGATTAGTTGATCTTTTAGTTCCATGAAAATCACCATCCTACTATTTATTATACCACGATTGGGTTAATGTGTCAATGCAATTCTTTATTTCATACCCATTTGTACAATTTATACAAATACACAGTTGTACATTTGGGTGATTTTTCTATCAAAATCACTTGACAATTTACACACACGGGTGTATAATGAATATAGAAAGAAACACAAATGGGTAAACATTAAAACGTAGCAATGAATCAGTACCGAGAACATATGTAGCAGGGAATGATAGTGAGAACGTAGCTTGATGTTTACGAATACTATTTTGGAGGAATGACTTATGAATATGACTACAATTCGTGTATCACTCAAAATGTTCGATATGAACACTATGGAAATCGTAGATAAGCAGGTAGATCTGCCTGTTAATACGCATGCGGCTGATGTGCTTATGGGAAGATCACATCTGGGAGAGCGAGAGGTTCTTCATACGTTTGAGAACCTGCTCCGGTCTATGTCAAACCTTTGTGGTTACACCTATGAAGGATACTACGGAATCGAGGAGAACTTCTGATCATCATGCGATAGGAGGTACAAATATGGACTTGATTAAATTTAATGTAGGTAGCTTCTATGAAGCAGTATGGTATGATAGATACTATCATACCTACAAAAGAATGTACGAAGCGATTTCTAAGAGCACATGCACTATTACATTTAAGGATGTAGAATCTCAGGATATTATCACATACAAGCTTCGTAAGGATTATGATTCATTTAGAAATGCAGAAATTGCGTATCCTTATGGTGCTGATTCCGATTCTCCGATAATTTACGCAACGCATAAGATTTCACTTACGTTTTTTATGGACAACAAGGTCGCTTTAAAGACTTATAAAGCTTATGATCTTAACGGAGAAAACAGTTGTTTTGTTCATACAGGTTCTAATAGTTTTGTATTCCATTGCTCAGATTGTCTGAACCAGCTGAATGATCAGTATATATTGATCACAAACGTGGAAAGTTATTTGGATGCTAGCACCTTTTTAATGTTTATGGAAAATGGATATATCGATATTTGGTATGGTTATAGTCTAGAGGCATTTATTTGGATTAAACAAAATGGCTTGCCAGTTTCCATCAAAAGCGAAATCGAGTACTTGGAATCAAATCATTTACGTTCAAAGTAAGCGTCATATTGTGTTTCTGAACCGTTTCACGAAATAAAAAAGCGGTATCCTATGCCGGAGGGCAAAAAACTACGAAAAGTGAGGTTTTATTATGGAAAATATTAAAGGTTATAAAGTTTTTAACTCTGATTGGACTTGCAGAAACAAACAATATACTTGTCCAGGAAAATTTGAAGAAGATGTAAAGCTTAATGTTTGTAGTCGTGGATTACATTTTTGCAGAAAGGCAGCGGATTGTTTTGATTATTATAATTTTAACCCGGATAATCATGTTGCAGAAGTAATTGCCTATGGAGAAGTAAAGGAAGAGGGCAATAAATGTTGTACAAATAAATTAGAAATCGTAAGAGAATTATCATGGCATGAAGTTTTGGATATTGTAAATACTGGGAAGAATTGTACTGGCAATCGTAACAGCGGCAATTGTAACAGCGGCAATTGTAACAGCGGTGATTGTAACAGCGGCAATTGTAACAGCGGCAATTGTAACAGCGGCATTCGTAACAGCGGTGATTGTAACAGCGGCAATTGTAACAGCGGTGATTGTAACAGCGGTGATTGTAACAG